GTGACCTACGACAGCCGCCCCGGCACCCTTATCCACAGCCTCCGCGTCGGCACCCTCATGGGCGCCCCGATCAAGGAACTGATCGCCCGGTCCACCCAGCACGACCTGTCCAAGCTTGAGCCGCCCGAGGTGGAGACGTACGACGAGTACGTGCCAAAGCTTCAGGCGGCCGAGTACGGCAGCGACGAGTACCGAGCCTGTCTTGCGGCGATGGGCGGCGGCCTCGCTCACCACTACGCGCACAACGCCCATCACCCGGAACACCACGACCGTGGCATTAACGGGATGACCCTCGTGGACCTGATCGAGATGCTGGCCGACTGGCGAGCCGCGTCCGAACGGCGCGGCAGCGACCTCGCCGACAGCATGCAGAAGAGCTTCGAGCGGTTCGGCATCGACGCGCAACTCGCCGAGATCCTGACCAACACAGCCCGGCACTTCGGCTGGATCGCCGACGAGACCACCCGCACCGACCGATAGGACCGTCGGGGCTCACCCGCTGCACCTGGCGTACGACCCGGAAACACAAACGGTGCGGGCAAGTGTTGACCTTGCCGCGCACCGTTGGGATTCGGTTCGTGTCCGAGGGGGGACTTGAACCCTCCGATCCCTCCAGTTAGGCAGCCCGAGACATGGCCGGAGCAGGCAGTTGCCTTCCGGCCGAATCCGTTGCCGGCCGTTGCTCCCCGACCGTTTCCCCTACGATTCCCCTAAAGTCGATCATCGACAGCAGCAGGCTCGTCGCCTTCGTGATGTCCTCGTCGACCACCGGCAGCAGATGCCCGTAGAGGTCTGACGTCACTGTGATCGACGAGTGCCCGAGCCGCCGCTGCACGCCGGTCAGCGGCACCTTCCCGGCGATCAGGTGCGCGGCGTGGGTGTGCCGCAGGTCGTGGATCCGCAGCCCCTCCAGGCCGGCCCGGGCCGCGTGCTTGACGTACAGCCGCCAGAACCGCCGGTACCGCACCGCCGACTTGCCGTCCGGCTCGGTGAACACGTACTCCTCTCGGCCCCGTGCGGCGACCAGCCGCGCCAGGACGTCGGCCACCTCCGGCGGGTACGTCAGCGTCCGCCTGGACCGCTCCGTCTTCGGCTCGGTGAGCACCAGCGGCGAGGCTGCCGACAGCTCGTGCAGCGCCTGCTCCACCCGCAGCGTCCGCGCCAGCACGTCGACGTGCTTCACCATCAGGCCGCACACCTCGGCCCACCGCATGCCGGTCGCCGCCAGCAGCAGCACGATCGGCTGCCAGTACGTGGGCATCTCCCCCACCAGCCGCGCCACCTCCACCTCGGTGAGGAACCGCATCTCCTTGTGCGGGATGCGCGGCAGGCCGGTGCGCTGGCAGGGGTTCGCGCGGATGAGCTTCTGGTGCACCGCCTCCTGCATGATCGCGTACAGCAGGCCGTGGGCGTTGCGGATGCTCTTCGGCGCGAGCGGGTCCCGGTTGAGCTCTTCGTCGCCGGCGAGCAGCTGCGCCACCCACGCCTTGATGACGAGCGGGTCCAGCTCCCCGAGTTCGTAGTCGCCGAGTAGCGGCAGCACGTGGTTCCGGATCCGGGCGCCCTCGCTCTTGACGCTGGTCGGCTTCAGCTTGATCTGGTGGGTGGGCCACCAGATGGCGACCCAGTCCGCGAGCTTCGTCTTGCCGCCGCGCGGGTCGACGTAGTCACCGCGCAGCTTGTCGGCCTCCAGGACGGTCATCGCCTTCTTCGCGGCGGTCTTCGTGGTGTAGCCGGCGGCCACGGTGAGCTTCTTGCCGGCGACCAGGTCGCGGATGCGGAAGGTGTGTCCGTTCTTCTCGACCCACATCAGCCGTTGTCCCGCATGAGTTCGATCATGCGACGCGTTTCCTCAAGGGCTGCGGCGCGTTCGCGCTCTCGGCGCTCAAGGATGAAGTTGATGATCTCGACCTTCTTCTCGGAGGAGAGTCGAGGGTCGTCGCGGACCAGCTCCAGCTCTTCGTCGCGGTCGCCGGCTGGAGCTAACTCCGTGTGGCTGTAGTAGCCGACGTCGACAAGGAGGCGCATCGCGGGGACGTGTACGGCGTCGGCGACGCTGCGCACGCTTTCCTCGGAGACGTCGACCGCGCCGGCGAGCCAGCGAGAAACGGTGCGCGGGTCGACGCCTACCTGTCGCGCGAAGGGCGCGATCTTGCCTCGGGTCGCATCCGCCATGAGGGCCTTGACCACGCGCGCCCACGCCTCACGGTCGACCCGCTTCTCCCCTGCCACGCCCGAAGGATATAGGGCACGCACGCCCGACCGGTGGGGCACGTGTGCCCGGAGGGTCAAGGTCAAAGCGGCCGGGACCCGGTTGGATGACTTCTCTCGCTGGCGTCGCCGCAGGACACGCATTCCCATGACCGTGAATGTATACGGGCACGTACGCCCGAGTCCAGTCACCCGAACGTCCTAGTTGCAGACACGCATGCCCGGGTTTAGAGTCGGGCATGTGAGTCAGGACATCCAAGCCCGAGAGTCGGGCATGCGTGCCGGGGTTGTGCTCCGGCCCGAGCGCTTCGACGAGGTCACCCGAATTATGGGGTGCACAAGCGAAGCCGCTCGGGCCCGACTCCTCGGCGTAGACCCCAAGACCATCTACCGGGCGCGCCACGGCATCCTCGGCGAGGAGTTCATCGCCAAGGTCATCGACGCGATGCGCGCCAACGAGCCGGTGCTCAACGCCGCCGGCATCGACGTCGACTTCGAAGAGGTCTTCGAGGTCGGCGAGAAGCCGGCCGCCTGATGGGACCCAAGCTTCTCGACATCGACCAGGCCGCCGAGCAGCTCGGCGTCCCCCGCGGCTGGCTCGCCAAGGCAGTGACTGCGCGTTCCGTGCCGTTCACGAAGCTCGGCAAGCACGTCCGATTCGCGCAGCACCATCTTGACGCGATCGTCGCGGCGGGCGAGCAAGCCCCAGAGACTGCACCCCCGCCGCTGGCCTCCGTCAGGAGCATCGCGTGAACGCTCGGCCGTCCGGCCCGCCCTCGTCTCCGGCTTCCCCCGCCGGACCGAGCAGCCCTCCGTCGCCGCCCCGCCCGGGTCGGCCGTCCCAACCCTGATCGTCCGGTCCGCCGGGATCCCACCCGCACCTCGGGACCCGGATCGCTACAACCCGGCGGGCCGGCCCCACCGTCCACCCCGGCCGCGAGGGGAGGTGACCCCGATGCCCGTTGGCCCGCCGCCGCCGAAGCCGCCGCCGCCGAAGCCGTACGGCTCGTGACGCAAGACGCGGGCCGCCTGGACAGAGGCGGCCCGCGCGAACCACCGACCCAGACACCACTCCTCGAAGGGAACCAGGTCGATGAACCATCAGACTACCGGCCCCACCCCGACACCCGAGCCGACGGTCCGCGCCGGTGACCTCGTCTACGGCAACCACATCCTGCTGCCCGTCGCCGGCAAGGCCACCGTCTACAAGGTCGTCTACGCCTACGACTACCCCGGGGCCGAGGAGCAGCCGTACGTGCTGCTGATCCTCATGCCCATCGGCGGCACCACCCCGCAGACGGAGCGCCGCTGGGTTGACGCCCTGATGCGCCGTGCGACCGACGCGGAGATCGCCGACGCCGTCGACGTGGCCCGCCGGGCCACGGTTGCCGCCGGCCTGGAGCGGGTGGCCGCGCTGATCCGCGAGCACAAGCTGTGCTTCGAGTCGTACGGCGGCACCGCGCTGGCTCTGGGCCTGGACGAGGGGGAGGTCACCCGGCTCGGCGACGCCCTGGACGCGCCCGTCAAGCCGTACATCGGGGAGTCGCAGGTGCTGACGCTGGACCTGGGTGGCGACTTCCTCGACTTCCAGGTCAGCTTCACCGGCCGTCCGGAGGTCGACCCGGAGGTGGAGCAGGAGTGGCTGTTCACCTTCGGCTCCGGGCAGAAACACGACGGCCGGTTCGTGCGGATCACGGGCACGTACGAGTCGGCGCGGGCCCGGATGCTCGCGCTGTTCGGGAGGGCGTGGTGCGACCAGTACGACTGGCAGCGCTTCGACCGGCTGGGCCTGGCTGCGGAGCTGGTGGAGTTGCCGGAGTCGGAGTGGCCGTCGCCGCAGCCGAACGTGATGGCCGGCGACGCTGCGGCCATCGTCGCCGCCGTGCTCGACGAGGGTACGACCGGCGGTGACCGGTGAGCGCCCCGGACCGGCGGGCCGAGGTGATCGCCGGCCTCCGCGAGCTCGCGAACGCCCTGGAGGCCAACCCCGAGCTGCCCCTGCCCGGCTACCGCGTCCAGCACTGCGTGCTCGCCGCCGACGACGCGACCGGGCAGGCCGAGGTTGCCCGGGCCGCCGAGCTGCTCGGCATCGAGATGACCACCGTGGGCGGCAGCACCATCGCCGAGCAGCAGTTCGGCGGGGTCACGTACGAGGTGTTCTACGTCAGCCGGCAGCGGATCGCGGATCACGACGCGTTGATGTCGTACCGGGGCACGGTCGTGCCGGACGCCGTCCCGGCCGAGGCGTGATCGCCGTGGCCGCCGACAACACCCACGCCACCTGGGTCGAGCTGCACGAAGCCGCGATGCGCCGCTACGCCGCCGCCGCGGTCGACGCCTCCAACAAGTGGCGCGCGGTCAACGCCGAGCTGACGGCCAAGTGGCGGGCGGACGGGATCAGCGACCTGGAGATCTCCCGGGCGAAGGACGTCAACCTGTCGCTCGCCGCCGCGTACGGCGAGTACACGTACAACTCAAACCGCGCGCAGATGCACGCCGCGGTGCTCCAGGGCGCGGCGGCCGCCCGGTCCCTGCTCGCCGCCGACGGCGAGGCCGCCCGGCTGCGCGCCGAGCGGGACCACTACCGGCACCTCGCCCTCACCGACGAGCTCACGGCGGCGCTCAACCGCCGTGGCCTCGCCGAGCACTGGGCGACCATCGACCCGGACGCCGTGCTGGGCGTCATCGACCTCAACCGCTTCAACGAGGTCAACAACACCTGGGGGCACGACGCCGGCGACGCCGTCCTCGTCTCCGTCGCCGCGCTGCTCGGCGAGCACGGCACGGTCGCGCGGCTCGGCGGCGACGAGCTGGCGGTCGTCGCCGCCGAGGCCGGCCCGTCCGTCCTCACGTGGCAGGTGACGCTGCCGGCCGGGCAGGTGATCACGGTGGCCGGGGCGGCCGGGTGGGTGCGTGTGGGCCCGGACATGCGGGAGACGCTGACCCGTGCCGACCTGGCGATGTACCAGGCGAAGCACGGTCGAAACCCGGGGACGCGCGCCGGCCGGCGGCGGGTGCGTGACGCGGTCCGGGCGGGTGCCCGGTGAGCGCCCTCCACCCCACGCCGGCCCGCCTCGGCCTGCTCGGCGAGGTCGCGCAGGGCCGCGTGTTCCGCGACGCGGCAGGGGCCGACTACGTCAGCGGTGGCCGGCGCGTCAGCGCCCAGCTCGCCGAGATGGAGCGCGCCCGCTGGGTCGCCCTGCCCGACGGCCAGGGCCTGCGCACCTGGCAGATCACCCACCTCGGCACCGCCCACCGCATGATCCGCATCCTCAACTACGGGACCCACGCCGTCGCCGAGATCGGCCCGGACGACACCCCGGAGGTCATCGGCGAGGCCCGCCGCCGCAGCGAGACCGGGCGCGGGTCGTGGTGGGTGCAGGTCGGCCAGGGCGAGGCCGTGTGCCGGACCGGCTCGGCCGCGCTGGCCGAGCTGCGGCGGCGGGCGGCCGACCTGGTCGCCGCCCAGCTCGCCGAGGCGGTGACCACGTGACGGCGGTGCGGACGGCCGCCGACGTCGTCATCGCCCTGGGCTGCCTGCTCTACCTCGCGACGTTCCTGCTGCTCGGCGCGCTGTTCTGGGGAGCCTCGCGGCGGCGGCCGGCGGCGGGCGCGGCCCGGATGGCCGTCGACGAGGCCCGCCAGCGGGCGACCGCCGCGGCGATCCTCCAGCCCGACTCGCCGCTGCTCGACGCCGACCAGACCGGCCAGCTCGCCGCGCACGAGATCCCCGACGTCGCCGCCGAGGCAGCCCAGTACCTGCGTCAGCACACCCCTAAGGAGTCCTGATGATCGACCTGACACCGGCCGTGCCCGGCCTGGCCGTGATAGCTGGCGGCGTGGCCCTGGTGCTGGTCTGCGGCCGCGACGCGGACGCCAACCAGCACGACGTGTCCGACTACCACCCGGCCCCCGCCGGCTCGCTGGCCGAGTCTCGGCGCGCGTGGCCGCTGGTCGACCGCAAGCCGATGCCGCAGCGTCCGCCGGGCCAGCACCGGTCGGCCGAGTGCCCGACGTGGGAGCCGCCGGTCGCGGACATGGTCGTCGCCCTGGTGGCCAGCCGGTACGGGTCCAGCCCGCAGGACATCGCGGCGCGGTGGCTGCGGGAGCTGGGCGAGCAGGCCCGCGCGCAGCTGGCGGTGTCCCGGTGAGCGGGGTCGACCTCGACGCGATCGAGGCCCTCGTCAACGCCGCCACCGACGGGCCGTGGACCGCGCACGACGACGGCCTGGTGTGGGCGGAGCGGCCCGGCGACCCGGTGTCCGGGTCGGTCCAGCAGGCCGACGCCGACTTCATCGCCGCCGCGAGGTCGGCCGTCTCGGCGATGGCCGCCGAGATCCGGCAGCTCCGCGCCGCCCTGGCCGCCGCCACCCCGCAGATCCTCACCACCGAGCCGGGCCCCGAGGTCACCGCCGTCTGGGACAGCGACGGCGACAAGTGGATCCGGCACCCCGACGGCGGCTGGCAGCGCGACAAGCTCGCCGGCCGGGTGGCCACGTGGGGGCAGATCAGCATCTGGGCGCCGATCACCGCGACGCCCCCGGCGGCCGGCCGATGACGCAGAGCACCACCGGAGCAGCCGCACGGCGGGTCACCCCGACCGCTGTGCGGCTGCTCGCCGCCCCGCGCCCGGCCCGCCCGGCGCCCTACCGAAGCGAGCAGCAGTGAAGATCGTCAAGAAGACCAACGGCCGCAACCACTGGTACATCGACGTCGAGACCGGCGAACGGCTGCCCGGCGTCACCACCATCCTCGACCAGGGCCTGCCCAAGAAGGCCCTGATCAACTGGTCGGCCAACGCGACCGCCGAGTACGCCATCGACCACTGGGACGAGCTGGCCGCCCTCGCCCCGTCCGCCCGGCTGACCAAGCTGAAGGGCGGCCGGTACGCGGTCAAGGACGAAGCCGCGAACCGAGGCACCCAGGTCCACAAGATGGGCGAGCGGCTGATCCGCGGCGAGAGCGTCGTCGTCCCGGACGTGCTCCGCCGCTACGTCGACTCGTACGTCCGGTTCATGGACGAGTTCCAGCTCCGCGCCCGCTACGTCGAGGCCGTCGTCTACTCGGAGCGGCACCGCTACGTCGGCACCCTCGACATCTTCGGCGACATCCTGCTGCCGGACATGCCGGAGTACGACCACCTGCCCCGCGACGACGACGGCTTCGTGTGCGACGTGCTGCTCGACCCGAAGACGAACCGGTCGGGAATCTTCGGCGAGACGGCGTTGCAGCTGGCAGGGTACCGGTTCGCCGACTTCATGCAGCCCGACGCGGACGACCCCGAGTCGGCGTTCGAGATGCCGGCGGTGACGTTCACCGCGGCGCTGTGGATCCGGCCGGACGGCTACTCGCTGGTGCCGGTGGTCGCGGAGGAGGCGCAGCACCGGGCGTTCCTGTACGCGCAGCAGGTCGGCATCTTCGACCAGGGCGCGCGGGACCTGATCGGCGAGCCCATCGAGCCCCCGACCGCGTCCCGGTACGTGCTGGCCGAGGCGGACGCGCGATGACGGCCCCGACGCCGCCGGGCCTGGCGAACCTCGCTGCCGCCCTGGCCAAGGTGCAGACCAAGCTGCCGAAGCTGGAGCGGGACCGCACCGTCGAGGTGGAGAAGAAGGCGGGCGGCACCTACACGTACAGCTACGTCACCTTGGCCAACCTGTCCGACGCGATCCTCCCGCTGCTGGCCGAGCACGGCCTGTCGTTCGCGGCCCTGCCGGGTGCCGGGTCGGACGGGAAGATGTGCGTCCGCTACCACCTCATGCACGAGTCCGGCGAGGTGCTGGCCGGAGAGTTCCCGATCTCCGGCGAGGGCGGCATCCAGATGATCGGCGGCCGGATCACGTACGCCCGCCGGTACTGCCTCGCCGCGATCGTGGGTGTCGCCGCCGACGAGGACGACGAGTCGAGGCTGGCCGACGACGGCGCGCGGGGAACGGCGCAGCGGGCCGCGCCTCGCCAGCGGCAGCAGCGGCCGGCGTCCGAGACGGGAACGGCCACCGCGCGGCAGGCCTCGCCGACCGGCGGGCAGCCGCCGCTGCCGACGGACAGTTCGGCTGGGCTGTCGCCGGCGCAGCGGGGCATGGTGCAGGCGCTGTTCGGCAAGGTCGGTGTGCAGGACCGGGGTGCCCGGCTGAACGTGGCCGCGCAGTTGGTCGGCCGGCAGCTGGCGTCGTCGAACGAGCTGACGAAGGCCGAGGCGTCCGCGCTGATCGACACGCTCGACAAGGCGTCGAAGGCGGACGACCCGGGGGCGGCACTGGCCGAGGCCCTGGCGGCCGCCGCCGAGACGGGGGCGGACCGGTGAGCCGCGTCGAGCATCTCCGCTGGCGCATCGCCGCCCTGATCGACCGGCTGCCCGGCCAGTGCTGGGCGAAGGTGGCCGACTGGCCGCTCGGCCACCGCCGGTGGCCGTGGGCCCGCATCGACGACGTGTGCCGGCGGGACGCGGCCCGCTGCGGCGGCTGCTACTGCGGCCGGCTGCGCCGGGACGGTGCCCAGTGACGGAGCTGCGGATGGTCGCCCTGGACCTGTCGCTCGCCGCGACCGGCCTCGCCGCGACCCACAACCACCACGGCGACGCCGGCCTGCTCGCCCGGACCGTCCACACCGCCCGCACCGCCCACGGCGCGACCGACATGGACCACGCCCGGGTGCACGCCGTCCTGGCTGACCTCGCGGCAGCGCTGAAGGCCATGCCGCACCTGGTGGTCATCGAGTGGCTGCCGCAGTTCGACGGGAAGGGCGACGCGTCGCTGAGGCTCTCCGAACTGCACGGCGTGATCAAGCACTACCTGTGGACCCGCAAGTTCCCGTACGTCGACGTGAAGCCGACCTACGTGCAGATGTGGGCAACGGGCAAGGGCCGGGCGTCGAAGACCGAGGTGCGCGCCGCGGTGACGGCCGCGTACGGGCACCTGGTGCACGTCGGGTCGGCGGACGAGGCAGACGCCGTGTCGCTGCTGACGATGGGCATGGCCGCCTACGGGCAGCCGCTGGCGTCGACGTCGTCGCACCAGGGCCGGGCGCTGGGCGCGGTGCGGTGGCCGGATCTGGTCACCGAGGCGGGCCCGGTGGTGCCCACGGTCCCGGGCGGTGCGCGGTGACGGCGCCGGTCGACCTGGGGCCCTGCGAGACCTGCGGGTGCGGGCAGTGGCAGCACCGACAGGGCAAGAAGGGCTGCAAGGACGTGGGGTGCGGCTGCGGGAAGTACGAGCCGCCGAAGGCCGGTCCGGTGCCGGCCGTGGCCGTACGGCGGACCGCGGCGACGTGCGCGTACCCGAATGGCGAGGACGAGGGCGAGCACGACCACGCCCTGTGCGAGGACGTGGTGGCGGAGCGGGCCGAGCTGGCCGGCGTGGTCGACGCGGACCCCGACAGCCCGGTGCCCGGCGTCGCCGGCGAGCGGCCCGACGACGCGGACCCGGGCGAGCCGGTGGGCGGGCCCGAGCCGGCCCAGCCTGGCGACGTCGACCTGGAGCCGGCCGACGAGCCTGACGCCAAGCCGCCCATGCCACCCGCCGACTTTCTGACCGCCCACACGATGGTCGGTGAGCGCGCGGCCGCCGGCGCCGGGTGGCAGGAGGGCTACCTCGCGGGGCAGGCCGCAGCTGCCGCCGGGCCTGACCCGGCGCTGGCGCAGGCCGTCGCGGTAGCGGAGGCGCTGGCTGCCGAGCGGGACGACGCGCGGCGTGAGCGGGATCGGCTGGCGAGCCGGTTGGACATCATCCGGCAGGAGCGCCGCCGGGAGCACCTCGCGCATCAGGTGGCCACCCTCACCGACGAGCTGGAGCAGGCCCGCGCCGTGCTCGCCGAGGAGAACGCCGGGCACCGCGCGACTCTCCGGCTGCTCGCCGAGGCGCGGGACCGCGTGGTCGAGCTGGAGGCGCACGTCGCCCGGCTGCTCGGCCACATGGGGCCGGGCGACCCGGGCCGGGCGCTGGTCCGCTACGACGCCGACCAGTGCCTCACGTGCGGGTTCCGGACGACGGTGCCGGGGCTCCAGCACGAGCACCCGCTGGTCCCGGTCAGCGTGCTGGTCGTGCCCCGGGAGGTGTCGGGTGCTGCGTAGCTGGCTGGCGCGGCTGGTCGACGCGGAGGTGCGCCGGCTCACCCGCGAGCGGGACGACGCCCGCGCGGCGCGGCGGGTCGCGCTGGAGGCGGCGGTGCGCTGGCACCGCCTCGCCCTGATCAACAAGGCCCGGGCAGACGCCCTGGCCATCAACAACCCCAAGGAGAGCAACACCCGATGACGGTCAAGATCAGCGCCCAGCTCACCCGCGCCCAGCGGGAGTTCAACGGGCTCGACTACATCACCGAGGCCCTGGTCGGGCAGCCGCGCGGAACCCGGTACGCCGTGGTGGCGTACGAGGTCAAGCGGGTCACCGACGAGATCGACGAGGGCGTCGAGATCCCGACGATCCAGATCACGCACATCGAGCCCGTCGACGGCGTCCAGGAGAGCCGGGTGCGGGACATCATCGCCGAGCGCTACCAGGACCGGACCGGGAAGTCGTTGGACGGCGACCCGACGCTGTTCGACGTCGCGCCCGGCGACGGGGGCGGCGAGCAGGTGCCGGAGGCGTCGGGCGACGAGCTGCTGGCCCGCCGGGCCGAGCGGCAGGCCGCCGGCCAGCCGGCGTTCTCCGACGGAGGCGACCCGCTGTGAACCACCAGCACGGCGAGGCCTTCGCCATCATGACCTACCGGTCCGACGACGGCACCGAGACCGAGCGGATCTGGAACAGCCGCGACGGCGTCACCCCGTTCGTGGTCACCCTCCGGTCCGGGAAGGTCGCCCACCACGTCGACTGGAGCAGCGACGTGTACGCCCCGGACCACCGGCCGCAGCCGGGCGAGCGGATGTTCGTCGACCTGACGCCGGAGCGGGCGCGGGAGCTGGCGCTCAGGAACGCCCGGCAGGCCTTCGCCGAGGCTCGGCCGGGGTTGGACCCGCGTGTGCGGTGGGCGACGCCGGAGGCGATGGCGGAGACGCTGGTGGCCGAGTATCTGCGGCCGGGTGCGCCGGACCTGGTTGAGGTGCCGGCCTCGCCGGAGGGTGGTGAGCCGGCGTGAGCCTCGCGGTGGTCTACATCAGCATCGGCGACAGCGACGACAAGCTGAGCCAGGCCGACTGGCACCGGTACTACACGGAGGTCGCCCGGGCCGTCCAGCGGGCCGCGTCCGCCACCCTCGGCCAGCTTCACGGCCAGTGGGTGTCCGAGCCGGCGAGCGCCTTCCAGAACGCGTGCTGGGCGCTTCAGTTGCCGGTCGACGTCGCGTCGATCGAGCACCTGAAGATGCGGCTCGCGGAGCTGGCGGGCCAGTTCGGTCAGGACTCGATCCGTGGGCGGTCGCGCCGGACACCGAGTTCATCGTCCCGCCCCTGGGTAGCCCGTCGTGACCGCCGGACCGTCGGACGACCGGTACATGACGCCCGGGGAGGTCGCCAACCTGTTCCGGGTCGACCGGAAGACCGTCACCAGGTGGGCCGCCGCCGGCCGCATCGACTGCATCCGCACGCCCGGCGGGCACCGCCGGTTCCTGGAGTCGAAGGTGCGGGCCCTGCTCGGAGAGCCGTCGAGCGGCGATGAATAGCGACCTGTACCGGAAGATCCTCGCCGAACGCTACGAGCGGCCGGTGGTGCCCCCACCGGCCGCCGTGCCCTGGTACCAGCAGGACGCCTACCTGCTGCGCCTGCACCGCCGCTACGGCTGGACCGTCCGGCAGATCGCGGCCACGACCCGGCTGGCCGCCGACCACGTCCGCAAGGTCCTGGCCCGCCACGGCTGCAAGGTGCGACGCGAGGACGGGAGCGCGACGGCATGACGACCACCACCGAGCGGCAGCTCACCATCATCGAGGCCGCCGCGATCCTCGGCGTCGCCACCTCCACCGCGCACACCTGGGCGACGTCGGGCCGGCTGCCCGGCACCCGCACCGACGAGGGCTGGCGGGTGCCCGAGGCGGCCGTCCGGGCGGTCGCCGGCCGGCTGGTGCCGCTGGCGCACGCCGTGCCGAGCACGGGCGTACGGCAGGCCCGGGTGGAGGTGCAGGCCGAGCCGCTGCCGTCGCAGCTCGGCGTGCTGGCCGGCCGTGACGTGCTCCACGAGTTCGTGCCGTTGTCGTTCTCCCAGTGCCTGGTGTGCTGGGGGTTCCGGGACGACCCACGGCACCCGCTCATCGGCGGGCCGGTGGTGGGGCGATGAACGACGACCTGCTGATCGCGTGCGCCGACCTCGCCGGCCGGGCCGGTGCTGCGTCCTTCGAGATCGGCCACACCGGCGACGACGACACCCCCGTCGACCAGGTCCGCTGGTACGCGGTCGCCACCTACCGGGATGCCCGGCTCATCGCCGACGACCACCCGTCGCCCACCGTCGCCGCACTCGCCCTGGCGGAGCGGCTGCTCGACGGCGCGCGGTGCCGGTGCACGGCGATGGTCACCCTGTCCGACGACCGGCCCGGCTGCCGGTGGCGGCTCGTCGGGGCGCGGTGGGAACCGGGCTGCGACGCCATGCCGATCCGGGTGACCGGCGGGCAGCGGGGTGACGTGGCGGCGATGGAGCGGGCCATGGCGCAGGTGCCGCCTGGTGGGAACCGGGCGGCCCGCCGCGCGGCGAAGCGGAGGCGACCGTGAGCACCCCGACGTACCCGACCGAGAAATGCAGGTCCTGCCCGGCGCAGGTCATCTGGGCCGTCACCGAGCGGGGCAAGTCGATGCCCGTCGACGCCGAGCCGGCCGCCGGCGGCAACGTGCAGCTCGTCGAGCGGTACGGGCAGCTGACCGCCGTGGTGGTGCCCGTCAAGCGGGCGTTCGGCCGCACGACCCTGCGGAAGTCGCACCTGATGACCTGCCCGCACGCCGACGAATGGCGGCGGCGGTGACCGGCCTGCGGGTGTGGACCCGCCCGGAGATCGCCGACGCCGCCGAGCAGACCGCCCGCCAGGAAATGCACTCGGCCCGGTGCCTGTGCTGCCGCTGCTGCCAGATCCGCGCCGGCCGCGACGCCATCCAGGAGGCGGCCCAGCCGGTCCGCCGGCCACGGAGCCGGCAGTGAGCGGCCTGCTGATCGCCACCCACGACCAGGCGCTGCACGCCATCCGCGAGCACGTCGAGCGGCCCGACGTCGCCCCGGTCCTGCGGGCCGTGGTGATCGGCGTCGTCGACGTCCACCCCGGCCACCCGCCGATGACCACCACGCCCGACCCGGACTGCTGGGGCTGCAACGGTGCCGGCTGGGTCGACGGGGTGACCGAGGACGGCGGCGGCCGCCAGCACTGCCACTGCGTGTGCCCGTGGTGCCTCGGCTGCGACGAGCCGCTGTGCACGGGCCCCTGCGAGACCGTGGCCGCCGTCGCCGACGCCCTCGGCCTCACCGCCCCATCCGACCAGACCGAGGGAGACACCCGGCCGTGAGCCGTATCGAGATCAACGCCGGGGGCCGGCACATCATCGTCGACCACGACGGCGAGCTGGAGCCGCTGCGCCTGGCTGCGCTGTCGCTGTTCGAGGCCACGGCTACCGCGCGCGACCGGCTCGGGCCGGCCACCGGCTTCCAGGTGGTCGAGCAGTCCGGGCCGGCGCACCTCCCGATGGGCCACGGCGCGTACGGGGTGCCGCCGGACCCGGCGACCGCTGGCGGTGAGCACCGCCGTGGCTGACCCGTGGGTTCGCCGCCACCAGCTCCGCTACGCGTGGCCGCACATCATCCGCCGCCTGCGTACCCGACCCCTGCGAGCGCGGCTGCTCGCTGACCTGCTCCGAAAGGCCAACCGCCGATGACGACCAACCCGCTCTACACCGACGCCGACATCACCCTGGCGGCCGAGGCCATCGCCCGCGTCTGGGGCTACCGAAGCCTCGCCGAGATCGACTCGGTGCCCGACGTCGAGGGACCGCGCGTCAAGGCCGACGCCCGCGCCGTCCTCGACGCCCTGGCCGCCGCCGGCCGACTCGCCGCACCGACGCCCGCCCCCACCCCGCCCTACGTGCACCACCTGCTCGACGCCTACCTCACCGGCCAGCCACTCAACTTCCACACCGACCCGGTGCCGCTCGATGTGCAGCGCCGCCTGGAGCACGCCGTGGCCACCGGCCAGATGGGCACCGTGCCCGCCCCGGCCGGGCACGTCCTGACCGTCACCGGCGACGGCCTACTGGCCGTCGGCGACGGATGGATGATCTGCCACCCCGCCGACTGCACCGTGCACACCCCCACCGGCCCCATCCTCGTGTGCCTCGTGCAGGACCTGGCCGTCGAGCAGAACCCCGCCGCGAAACTCCCGCCCGGCCGGTACGAGATCGAGGCCAACGACCTGGGCGACCGCCTGTGCATCTTCGACCGCCAGACCCCCGGGCCGACCCCACCTCCCGGCGGAGGCTGCTTCTGCGAGGACCCGGCCGGCCGCGACTATGGCCACACCTCCGGTGCCGGCCTGCACTGCGGGCCCGCGCCGAACGTCGAGTACGCCATCCGCGTCGACACCCCGCACCCCCGGCGCGAGGAGAAAACCGGCGACATCATCACGACCGGCGACACCGAGGTGAAGCTGCGCGCCCGCGACATCTGGCACGGCTGGACCCCCGTCCAGCGCACGGTGACCGCGTGGACGCCCGTCGACCCCGCCGAACGGGAGGGCTGACCGGTGCTCATCTCGCTCGTCCTCACCTACACCTGCCCCTGCGGGGCCACCGCCAAGGGCGTCATGGTCAAGCAGCTGCGGATCAACAAGCTGTCGATGCGCACCCTCGGCCAGGGCCTCGGCCTGATGCCGCGCAAGTGCGACGCCGGCCACCCGCTCGCCGACGACGTGCAGGTGGCGTACCGGATTCCGGACGAGGACCTGACGCGAATCAACGAACACCGGTCGCGGAAGGGCTGGCCGCTGTTGGCTGCCCACGATGCGGCCCAGCAGGCAGGAAGCTGACGTGGACGACAACCAGCTGCGCGCCGTGGCCGCGACAAGGCCCGGCTACGCCACCTACCCCGACACCCGACCCGGGTCGCCGTCCTGGTGGCGACGCGACATCCCCGGCGCACCCGCCCGCCAGGACACCCCACCGCCCGTCGTCCTCGCCGGGCCGGCCCTCGAGGAAGCGCACGCCGCCGCCACCACGGCGCTGCGTCCGTTCACCGTCGAGCCGTACGGGGACCTGCACTGCGTCAGCGCCGGCCGGGCCGCCGGGATCGCCGTGGCGGCCGCCGCGCCCGGACTGATCGCGGAAGGCCGACGCCGGGCGGCCGCCGAGCTGGCCGCGCGCCGCGCCGAGCGGATCCGCCAGGCCCTCGACAAGGCCCGCGCCGGCCGGGACCGGCCCGGGCTGTGGCGGCGGGCCGCCCGCTGGCTGGGGCTGGCGCGGTGACCGCCCTGCCGCCGGTATGCGCGGTCCCCGACTGCGGCGGGCCGGCCGCCGCCGTCGTCACCACGGCCACCGGCCGGGTCACCATCCGCGCCATCGGGCTTGACCCGGCCGGCGTCACCGCCTGGGCCGAGTGGCTGCGCTGCTGGCCGCACACCACGGCCGCTGTCGACCAGCACATCGCCCTGGTGGTGATCCGGTGAACCGCTACCGGCCCGGCGACGAGGTCACCGCCACCTTGGACGACACCACCGGCGCGACCGTCACCGCCACGCTCACCCTGCGGCGCGTCGACCGGCTCGGCTGCGGCTGCCAGCGACTCGCCGCCGACCGGCCTGGCCCCGACCAGGGCCGCTGGACGTGCCGGCACGTGCACCTGCACACCGGCTGCGCCCGACACCCGCGCGAGGTGAACCGGTGAAGCCGTACGTCGGTGAGGCCAGCAGCGACTACACCGACCGATGCGCCTACGCCCGCACCCCGTCAAGCCCGAAGTGCGTCAGCCGGGCGACAGTCCACGTCCTCGTCGACGACCCAACCCATGGCGTCGTCGCCCTGGCCACGTGCACCGAGCACAGCCCGCACGCCAGGGCCGCCGCCCCGGTCGTCGGCGAGCACCGGTACGGCTCGTTCTGCGGCCTACCGTCCACCCGCTGGGCCGGGGACCGGTGCGAACTCGACGACAGCGGCTGCGAGCCGGGGGTGTCCCGGTGACCCACCAGGCCCCGCTCATCCCCCGCACCGACGGCCCCGACATCTGGAGGCGATTCCGCCTCGACGGAAGCCACCGCATCAACGCCGCCCCCTGGGAAGACGCACGGGCGCGCGGCGAACCCGTCGGCACCTGCCGCAACCCGACCGCCGGGAAGGCCTGCGGCGGCTACCTCAAGCCCGGCAAGCCGTACCGGGTCGACCGCATCGACTGGTACCCGACCACCTGCGGGACGTGCGGCAACGAGGCCGCCGCCCGAGGACCGAGCCCTCCCCGCCGCCGCAAGCGATAGATCCGATCGAGACCGACAGAAAGGCAGCACCGTGACCCCGATCGCCAACGGCCCCGCCCGCAACACCCCGAAGGGCCGCATCGAGCCGGCCCCGGCCGCCTACGGCTGCCGCTGCCCCGGCGGGCAGCCCATCACCATCGCGAGCTTCGCCGAGCAGCAGCTCGTCGACGTCGAGCGGCGGCACCTGACGTCGACCGGCTGCGGGCTGCCCTCCGAGCACGTCGAGCCGAGGGTCTACCAGGCCGGCATCGGGCGCTGCCAGGCCACCCGTCACTTTGGGAACACCCGAGCCTGACAGATGGTGAGAACTTAGAGACACTCACACCCCCTCCGCACCCTGGGAGCACCTTCATGGCGGTTAGCCGCGCGCTGCGATACCAGATCCTCCGCCGCGACAACCACACATGCCGTTACTGCGGCCGCTCAGCGCCCGACGTGAAGCTCACTGTGGACCACGTCGTGCCCGAGGCTCTCGGCGGCTCCGACGAGCCGACCAACCTGGTGACGGCCTGCGCCGAGTGCAACGGCGGGAAGAGCGCCACCCCACCCGATGCCGCCCTCGTCGCCCAGGTCGAGGAAGACGCCGTGCGGTGGGCCCGAGCCCGGCACCTGGCCGCCCAGCGGGCGCTTGAGGACTTCCAGGCACGCCAGGTGGTGCGTGACCAGTTCGAGCAGCACTGGAACCGGTGGAAGGCGAACGGCAGGCCGATCAGCTTGCCGGTTGGCTGGGAGTTGACCGTCGACCGCTTCATCGCCGGCGGCCTTCCAGTCCCGCTGCTGTTGGAGGCCGTCGACATCGGCATGAGCAGGAAGGTGAAGGCGGACAACATCTTCAACTACGTCTGCGGAATCGCCTGGAACAGGGTACGAGAGATTGAGCAAAAGGCGATCAACTCCCTATCGGAGACGAAGACCGAGGACGATGATAGCAAGCTGCACGCAGCCAGTTTCGCCGGTGAACTGCTGAACTTCATCGGCGATCACCATGGCGATGAATACTACGGCGAGATGATGGAGATCGTTCAGGAGGACGGCGATCATTCATCCGAAGACCTGGCGATAGAAACTGCTCGACTGAGCGTTGAGAAGTTGAGCTTCGATTTCTTGGCTACCGAAGGCGTGATGCTCAAGTCGGAGATGCTCTACTGGCTCCTCGACCCCGAACATCGAGAGCCGGTCGACGTAGAGTCGGCTGAGGAAATCCGCGCCCGTGCCAGCCATCTCATAACCGGGGCAGCCAACCAACTTGCCACTCAGCTTCTCGATACCCTCACCGAAGAACAGCGCATGTGCTGGCTCAAGTGCGCCGCCTCGGCTGGCATCCAACCAGGATTCTCATCCTTTCGGTTCGCTGCGCAATGGTATCGGAGCTTCACTGAGATCAGTTCGGTTCCGGCCCGGGTGTGCGGACTCAGTACGGGTGAGGGTCTGATCTGCGGCGAACCGTCCGACTTCATCATCACGGTCGAGTCTTGCCCTCTCTGCCCTGAAGAGTGCAGAGGGCATCGCCTGTGCGACGCCCATGCCACTGCCGCGATCGACGGAAAGCTCGCCAGCTCGGGCGGAACGCCTCTCTCGGTAGCGAATGTGACCGAGATCGACAAGAACGACCCCTGGAGGTAGGCACCACCATGCCGCGGATCCGCACGATCAAGCCGAGTTTCTTCAAGTCCGAGGACGTGTCGGTGCTGCCAATGCGCGCACGCCTGACATGGATCGGTCTCTGGACGCACTGCGACGACCAGGGCCGCACCAAGGACAACGCCCGGCTGATCAAGGGCGACGTGTGGCCCCTCGACGATGTGTCCCTACGCGACATCGAGGACGACCTCGCCGTGCTCGCCGCCCACGGTCGGATCATCCGCTACGAGGTCGGCGGCACCCGCTACCTGGAGATCGTGAACTGGCACGACCATCAGAAGATCTCCAAGCCGTCGCCCAGTCGAATCCCGGGCCCCGAGGTGGGCAATGCCATCGATGCCCAGCCGGCCGAGCCTCCCAGCGGCCCCCTCGACCCAGACGAGGCCGCATCACCACAGGTCAACGCCACTTCCGGGAATCCTCCAGGAGCGCTACCGGAGGACTCCCGGAAGCCTCCGGGTGGGAAGGGAAGGGAAAAGGAAGGGAAGGGAAGGGAAGGGACGCGCGCGCGAGCTCAGACCGGACCCGAACCGGCCGCCGCACCGGCGGCCCAGAGCCCCCCACCCCCGAAGTGCGAAGACCACCTCGACCACGCCGACCCCCCGCCGTGCGGCAGATGCGCCGACGCCCGCAAGGCCAGAGCGCGATACGACCGCGACCAGGCCGCCGCCGCGGCCGCCGTGCAGTCCGAACGCGCCCGACAGCAGGCCGAAGCCACCCGCGCCGCCATCAACGCCTGCACCCAGTGCGACACCACCGGATACCGGGACGGCCGGCTCTGCACCCATGACCCCGACCAGGCCACCCGGGTACGCCGGGGAGCCGCAGCAGCCGCAGCGGCCATCCGTCGACCGCGCAGCGCATGAGGACCCAGGTGACCCACCCGCACCACCACCACGCCACCCGGGCCGCCCAAGCCCTCACCGTCGCCCGCCGCCACCTCGACGACGCCGTCGCCCGCGAGACCGCCGACCGCCGCGACGAAGCCCGCATCGTCGCCGCCGCGAGCAGCCTCCAAGCATGGCGACCCATCCCCGGACCCACCGGCCGCGGTGGCCACGGCGACCCCGCCGGCCGCACCGTCGTCGACTTCCTCGAACCCGAGGTCCGCGACGGGCAGCTCGGCCGCCTCGCCGGCCGGACCACCGCCACCCTCACCTGGCTCGCCGGCGCCCTCGCGCTCCCCACCGCCGGCGACCCGCTCCCCGCCCTCGCGGCCGCCGTACCGACGCTGCGGCCCAGCACCGCCCGGCACCTCGCCCGGTGGCTCGACGAAGCCGACCAGCAAATCCGCGACCGGCTCGCCCTCGACGACGACGGCACCCCCATCCCCGGCCTCCGCTGCCCCCGCTGCGCCCGCCGCCAACTCACCGCCCACACCACCGGCCCCCGGCCGACGTGGACCGTCACGTGCACGCCGACGTGCCTGTGCGTCGGCCCCGACTGCCCCTGCACCATGCCGACCCGGGTGGTTGACGTCGCCCACATCTGGGGCCCCGACCACCCCCTCACCGCCCGAAGCGTGAGCGCAGCGTGAGCACCCACCAGCACCCCCGAGGGACAATCGACACCATGACCGGCGCCCGCCTCGACCAGTCCAGCCGCGACCTCGCCGCCTGGCTCCACACCGTCGTCGACCCCCGACACCAGCCCCTCGTCGACGCGATCCTCGGCCTCCGCCGGTCCACCTTCCAACGCGGTCCGGGCACCAGCGGCACCTACCGCCCGGCCCGCCCGGTCGGCCCTGACCCCCGGCCCGAGCTGCTGCGGCTGCTCGCCGCCCCGTACACCAGCCACGACGGCTACCGCGAGGAGTGGACGTGATCGACGACCTGGTGACCTGGCTCCGCCAGCAGCTCACCCATCTCCAGCAGATCGCCGCCACCTGCGGAGCCCAGGACTGGCGCTACCCACACCACGGCGTCATCGTCGACCGCGACGTCGACGGCTGGGCCAACGCTCCCGACGACGCCAGGATCTTCGGGTTCGTCGACCCCGACCGCTCCGACGAAGCCCTCCACGCCGTCCACCACGACCCGGCCCAGGTACGACGCGACATCGACGCGGATTTGCTCCTCCTCGACACCTACGACCGAGCCGCTGCACACCGGGCCGGCGAGGTCCTCAGCGGTCTGGCCACTGCCATCAAGATCCGGGCCGTGCCGCACGATCACCGGCCCGGCTACCGCGAGGAATGGCGGCCCGCATGACCACCCCAGACCACAACGCCATGGTCCACTGGCTCCGCGCCAACGGACTCGACCCCGACCGCATACCCCAGGGCTCCTGGGCACACCACGACCCGCACGCCCGCACCATCAGCGTCGAGTACCTCGCCTATCCGCCCCGCATCGGCGAACCGCTCGCCACCTACCCCGTGACCGTCAAGGAGACGTACACCCGAGACGCCGCAGACATCGCCGCCGCCACCGCACAGATGCGCGCCCACCCGCCCCGGAAGTGCTCCGACATCCCCGACGAAACCTTCCTCGCCGCCGTCGACCACGCCGCCCGTGCTCGGGGCACCCGCACCGCCAACATCTGGGACGTCGCCGTCATCCTCGCCGGCCACCCCCACCTCGTCGGCACCCCCACCGCCACCGCCGACGACAGCCCCGGCCTACCCCTGCCCCTCGTCCGCGCCAAGGCCCGCAAGCTCATCAACCGAGGCACCCTCGACGGCTGCCCCTGCGGATGCCGAGGCGACTTCACCCGCCCCGCTGGCGGCCACCCATGATCCGAATCAATGGCCGCCGCTACGGCACCCGCCGCGAACTCACCGCCCACTTCGGACCCGACGTCACCACCGACATGATCCGCAACTGGGCCCGCTCCGACCGCGAGGTCCGCTGCCCTCAGTGCGCTCGACTCGACCTCACCACCACCGACCGGCCCTGCACCCACCCGCTCCGGCTCACCACCATCACCGCAGGTGGACGCGCCTACCACCCCCTCGACGAAGCCACCGACATCGAGGCCGTCATCTATCTCAACGCACGCGGCCGCCCCCGACGACTTGACGATCATGGGAGCACCGCCGCATGATTTGACCAACCTTTGCCACTAGGCGAACTCTGCCCACAGCCCGGTCGAGCACCCCGCTCCCCGGGCTGTTGTCATACCCACCGGAGGACAACCATGCCCCTCTGGGTGCCCGAGTGGATCGTCGGCCTCGCCGGCCGCGCCACCTGCCGACTCCTCCGCTGGCACAACGTCACCTGCCGAGGCCGAGCCGACCACACCGTCCCCGGCATCGGCCTCATCGACCCCACCCGGTGGAACCGCTGGCCCCGGCACTAGCCCCGGCCCCACCACCCACCGGGCCACACCCCCACCCAGGCGCAGCGGCCGGAGGTGACCCATGCCCCACAACCCACCCAACCGCCGACGCACCACCACCGAACAAGGACTCGGCTGGGAACACCAGCAAGCACGGGCCGCCGCCCTACCCAAGGCATGGGACACCCCCTGCCCCTACTGCGGCAAGCTCATGCTGCGAGGCCAGAACCTCGACCTCGACCACCAGGTAGCCCGAGCCCTCGGCGGCCACCACGGCCCCCGCCGCATGGCACACGCACACTGCAACCGCTCAGCAGGCGGCAAGCTCGGCGCGCAACTACGCCAAGCACGCAGAACACCAACCACGAACCGCCACTCACGACGCTGGTAACACAGGGTAACCGGCAGGGGGGTAGGGGCCGGACGGGCCAGCTCAGGGGCCTGACCCGCCCACGCCTCAGGAACATCTCCCCCCGTAACGCTGATCTTGGGGAGGTGCCCCCCTTGGCCGATCGGACGGTAGCGGAGCGTGTTCGCCGGCACCGGGCGCACAAAGCCGGTGATCACAGCCTCTGCCTGCCCGACCGGGAGGACTGCATTCCGCCGCCCGTGGAGGTGCCGCAGTTCGTCGAGACCGTTACGGGCGAGGAGCTGCCGGCGGCGCCGTCCGGGCTGCGGGATCGGGGTGCCCGGTTGTGGGCGGCGACGGTGGCGGAGATGCCGGGGATGGCGGTTCGGGACCTGGTGCTGCTGGAGGAGGCGTGCCGTACGGCCGACCGCCTGGACCGGCTTGACGCGATCCTCGACGGCCGCGACGCGGTGTGGGTGCGGCTGCGGCGCGCCCGGGGCGACGGGCCGGTGACGCTCGTGGTCGACCAGGTGCTCACGGAGTCGCGGCAGCAGCAGGCGGCGCTGTCCCGGATGCTCCAGCAGCTCGGGCGAGGCCGCCGGCCGGTGCCGCCGCCGGCGGGACGGCCGGAGGGCAGCGCAGCGAAGGGCGGTGGGGGTCGTGCCGGTGTCGCTGACCTCACCGCTCGGATTGAAGCTGCGCGGCGCGCGCAGGCCACGGGTTGAGACCCACCCGGAGTACGTCGACAGCTTCGGGGCCGAAGCGGCTGAGCTGATGGCCCGGGCGGGCCGGCCGCTGGACGACTGGCAGCAGGATTCGATCACGCTGATGTTGGCCACCCGCGTCGACGGCAAGTGGGCCTGCTGGGAGTTCTGCGAGTGGGTCACCCGCCAGAACGGCAAGGGCGGCATCTTGGAGGCCCGCGCCCTGGCTGGGTTCCTTCTGCTCGGCGAGCAGCTGATCATGTGGTCGGCGCACGAGCTCAAGACCGCCATGGAGGCGTTCCGGCGGATGAAGGCCCTCGTCAAGGCGCTGGGCACGATGGTCGGCGACGACGAGAACCTGTGGGACGTCGACGGGATCCGCGTCAAGATCACCAGCAGCCACAACGAGGAGGGCTTCGAGCGCCTCGACACCGGGGCGCGGATCCGGTTCATCGCGCGGAGCAAGGGCTCTGGCCGGGGGTTCAGCGGCGACTGCAACATCATCGACGAGGCGTACGCCCTGACCGTCGACCAGCACTCGGCGCTGCTCTACACCGTGTCGGCCATCCCGAACTCCCAGATCGTCTACACCAGCTCGCCGCCGCTGACCGGCACCACCGGGGCGGTGATGTACGCACTGCGGCACCGCGGCGACCCGGCGGCCCCGCGCACCCGCGAGGACGGCCCGTGGACGCAGGATCCGTCGCTCGGGTACCGCGACTACGGCCTGGCCGGCGATCTCGACAACCTCGAAGGCGTCGACCTTGCCGACCCCGCGAACTGGGCCGCGACGAACCCGTCGCTGGAGGTCCGGCGGTCGAACGGCACCGGGCAGACGCTCGAAGGCATCGACCGCGAGCTGCGGGCGGCACACGCCGACCTGCCGGGCTGGGCGCGGGAGCGGCTAGGCATTTGGCCCCGGCGGATCGACGACAGCAACCCGCGCTGGCAGGTCATCGCCGAAGGGTCCTGGCTGGACCGCCTCGACACCCGGGCGGCGATGGGCGAACCGCTCGCCCTGGCCGTCGACGTCACCCCGGACCGGACGTGGGCGGCGATCGCCGCGTGCGGGCCGAGACTCGCCGGCGGCCGGGTCATCGACGTCGTCAACCACAAGCCCGGCACGAAGTGGATCGTCGACCGGCTCCTGGAGTTGGCTGAGCGGCACCGGCCGCTGGCGATCGTGATCAGCGACAAGGCGATCGCCGACGCGGCGGACGGGGCCGAACTCGCCGACGGCACCAAGCTGAAGGTGATCCGCGCTGGCGTCGCCGACCTGGTCGCCGCCGCCGGGAGCATCTACGACGGGTTGACCGGCACCGGCGAGGCGCAACCGGATCTGTGGCACCTCGGCCAGCCGATGCTGACCACCGCGGCGGCCGGCGCGACGAAGCGCGTCATCGGTGACGGGTGGGCGTTCAACCGGCGCGACATCACGACGGACATCTGCCCGTTGGTGGCCGCGTCCCTCGCGGTCTGGGCGCTGGGCACGGTCCGGATCCATTCCCCTGCGGCTCCCAGGCCGTTCGCGGTGACCTGACGAAAGGAGGGCCGGCTGCGTGACCTCCTTCGAACAGCAGCGGGGCCTGTGGGTGCCGGAGAGCGCCCGGTCGACCCGCAGCTCCTTGTCGATGCAGGACTTCGCCGACATGTTCTCGTTCGGCGGGTCGGCGTACCCGTTCCTCCAGACGTCGATGGGGACGTTGTCCGAGGAGGCGATCGGGGCGACGCTGACGCAGGTCGCCCGATCCAACGGGCCGACGTTCGCGCTGATCCTGGCCAGGATGCAGCTGTTCGCGCAGATCCGCTTCCAGTGGACGCGCTGGGTCGGCGGCGCGCCGGCGGACCTGTTCGGGTCGCCGGAGCTGGCGGTGCTGGAGCGGCCGTGGGCGGGCGGGACGACGGCGGACCTGCTGACCCGCATGGAGCTGGACGTGTCGACGGCCGGCAACTCGTACATCCGCCGGCTGCGCCGGAATCGGCAGTCGCGTCTGGTGCGCCTGCGCCCCGAGTGGATGTACATCGTCCTCGGCTCTGAGGAAGACGCGGAACGGCCGGAAGAAGCGGCTGACGTCGAGCTGGCCGGGTACGTGTACAGGCCGCCGAACGGGCAGATGCAGGTGCTGCTGCCGGACGAGGTGGCGCACTACGCGCCGATCCCTGACCCCGACGGCGTGGCCATCGGGATGTCGTGGATGACGCCGGTGATCCGGGACCTGTCCGGCGACAACCTGATGACGGACCACAAGCGGGCGTTCTTGAGGAACGCGGCGACGCCGAACATGGTGATCCGGTTCGACCCGGGCATCAACGTCCAGGCGGTGAAGGACTTCCGCGAGGTCTTCGAGGCCGAGCACGCCGGCGCGTGGAACGCGTACAAGACCCTCTACCTGGGCGGCGGCGCGGACGCGAAGGCGATCGGCGCGGACATGAAGCAGTTGGACTTCGCGGTCATCCAGGGCAAGGCCGAGAGCCGGCTTGCCTCCGCCGCCGGCGTACCGCCGTCGTGGGTCGGCTTCTCTGAAGGGCTCCAGGGGTCGGCGCTCAACGCCGGGAACTTCACCGCCGCCCGGCGGCGGCTGTCCGACGGCACGCTCCAGCACCTGTGGGGCAACGTGGCGTCCAGCCTGGAAGTGCTGCTCGACCGACCCGACAACGGGGCGAGCCTGTGGTTCGCCACGAAGGGCATTCCATTCCTGCACATGGATGCAGCGGATGCGGCGACGGTGCAGTCGACCGAGGCGCTGACGATCACCGCCCTGGTCCGGGATGGCTTCACCGCCGAGTCGGCGATCGCCGCGGTGCAGACGTCGGACTGGTCGCGGCTCGTGCACACCGGCCGGGTCAGCGTCCAGCTCCAGACCCCCGGCGAAGGTGGCACCGACGGGTCATCCGGCAGCGACAACAGCGCCGGGGAGGCGCCGCAGGGAGGTAGCGAGACATGACCACGGTGACCGAGATGGACCCGCGCCAGGTGCTGCGCTCGCAGGTGCGGGCGCACTTCTTCGAGTTCCGGGCGGCCGAGCCCGGCGACGGCGAGCCCGGCGACGGGCGCACCCTTGAGGGCTACGCCGCGGTGTTCGACCAGCCGACCGTCATCGAGTCGTACGCGGGCTCGTTCGAGGAGACGGTGGCGCGCGGCGCGTTCCGCAAGACCTTGCGTGAGCGCAAGCCCGTCATGCAGTTCGACCACGGCAACGACAAGCGGGTCGGCACGGCTCCGATCGGGTCGATCGACGAACTGCACGAGGACGATGCGGGTCTGTTCGTGCGTGGCCGGCTCCTCGACACGGAGCGGGTGGAGGACATCCGGCAGGCCATCGCGGTCGGCGCGATCCGGGGCATGTCGTTCAAGTTCCGCGTCATGCAGGACCGGTGGATCGACCGTGACGGCAAGAAGATCCGCGACGACGAACTGTCGGCCCTGCTGGAGGACCCCGGGGAGCGGGGGCCGATCCGGCGGGAGATCACCGAGGTGCAGCTGTTCGAGCTGGGTCCGGTGGTGTTTCCCGCCTACGAGCAGACCAGCGTCAACGTCCGGTCGGGCCTGCCGGCCGGGTCGCCGTTCAACCCGAACGCCCTCGCGCTGCGCGGCGTGATCGCCCAGTTCGGCCTGGACGCCCGCTGCATCAAGCGGCACCTCGGCGTGTTCGACGCCGACGCCCGGCGGGCCCTGGCTGAGGAGATCGCCGGCACCTTCCCCGAGCTGCTGGAGGTGCTCGCGGCCCGCGCCGCTACCCCGCCCGCCGACCAGCCGCCCGCCGAGGGCGGGCCCCAGACCTCTGCCGAGCCGGCCCCCGAGGCCACTCCGCAGCCCCAGAGCGCCGAGCCGACCGCCGAGGTCACTCACCAGCGTTCCCGTTCCACCACCGAGCCGGTAGCGCGCCACTCGGTCCGTACCAGACGAGGCACCCCCAGCTGGTACCTCGCACCCAGAAAGCGATAGGAGAAGCCGATGGCGGAGGAGATCCGCAGCATCGAGGACCGCGAGGCGCGCATCAAGGAAATCGACCAGCGCCTGGCGGAGCTCGACGAGCAGTACGAGAACCAGGCGATGCCGGAGCACGAGCGGGACGAGTGGAACCGGATCGCCGCCGAGCGCGAGGACCACGTCGCGACCGTCGCGGAGCTCCGGGCGCGCAAGGAGACGATCGCCAGCTTCGCCGCGAACAGCCGCGGCACCGAGCGTGCCCCGGTCGAGACGCCGGCGGCCGTGATCCGGAAGAACGACGACCTCTACGACCTGGCCGGCGTGCGGTTCCAGTCGAAGTCCGACGAGGACTACCGGGACCGGCTGCACGACAACGCGTTGCGCGTCATCGACCGGTCCACCTTCCCGGGCCAGAACCGCGAGCGGTGCCAGGCGCGCGCCGCGCAGCTGCTCGACGCGGTCGACGACACCAGGGGGACCCTGGCCCGGCGCATCATCACCACCGGCAACCCGCTGTACGAGCGCGCGTTCGGCAAGGCGGTGATCGCCCGGAACACCCACGGCCTGAACGCCGAGGAGCTGCGCGCGCTGTCGCTCGGGTCGGACCCGGACGGCGGGTACGCGGTGCCGTACCAGCTCGACCCGACCGTGATCCTGACCGACGACGGCAGCATCAACCCGCTGCGGCAGATCAGCCGGGTGGAGCGGATCGTCGGCAAGGAGTGGCAGGGCCTCACCTCGGAGGGTGTGGTGGCCACCCGTACCCCGGAGGTCGCCGAGGCGACCGACGGCTCGCCGGAGTTCGAGCAGCCCACCGTCAGGCCGTCCGCGGTGCACGTGTTCGTGCCGTTCTCGATGGACCTGGACCAGGACTGGCCGCGGCTGCGGTCGGAGCTGGCCCGCATGTTCAGCGAGGCGAAGGACAACGAGGAGGCGACGTCGTTCATCTCCGGTGACGGCGCGCTGATCTCCGGCGGCGGCCACAACCCGGAGGGCATCGTCGCCGGCCTGCCGGCCGGGTCCGTGGTCGACGACGGGGCCGGGTTCACCAGCCAGACGTTGTACGACATGGAGACCGGCGACGACGGCCTCGCGCCGCGGTGGCGGGCCCGGGCCCGGTGGCTGGCCAACCGGGCCATCTACAACCTGGTCCGCGGCTTCGCCGACTCGGACGGCCCGGACCTGTGGGTGCGGCTCGGTGCCGGTCTGCCGCCGGAGCTGATCGGCTACCCGGCGCACGAGGCGTCGCGGATGTCGGCGACCCCGGCCGGCCGGTACCTGGTGTTCGGGGACTTCCAGCAGTACCTGATCGTCGACCGGGTCGGCATGACGGTCGAGCTGGTGCCGCACGTGTTCGGCGCGTCGCGCCGGATGCCGACCGGTCAGCGGGGCATCTACGCCCGCTGGCGCAACAGCACGAAGATCCTCGTGCCGAACGCGTTCCGCGTCGCGGCCGCCACGTCCTGACCTGCTCCCGGCCGGCGTCCCGCGTTCGTGGGCGCCGGCCGGGGCCCAGTCCCCGAAAGGAGTCGCTGTGGACAGCGACCTGGTGGTGGCCCGCACGTCGGGCGTGATCATGCACGAGGGCCGCCGGCATCCGATCCGCCGTGGCGTGACCATCGCCCGGGCGGGGCACCCGCTGGTGGGGAAGAGCCCGAAGCTGTGGCAGCCGCTGCGGGTGCACTACGACCTGCCCGGCGTCGGCGGGGTGGAGCAGGCGACGGCGGCTCCCGGGGAGCTGCGCGACGTGCAGCCCGCCCAGACCGCCGAGGAGCCGGGCGGGGCCGACGCCGGCCAGGACGGTCCGGCCGCCGCGCCCGAGCCGGCCCCGGAGGGTGAGTCGCCGCGGCGGCCGCCGACGTCGGGCCCCGGGTCGGGCAACGAGGCGTGGCGGCGGCACGCGGCGGAGGTGACGAGCACGCCGGTGGAGCAGTGGGCGGGCCGGTCCCGCGACGACATCCGCCGCGAGCTGTACGGCGAGGGCGGCGAATGATGGAGGAGCTGCGCGCGGAGGTGGCCGCGTGGCTGGAGGCGAACGGGATCGACCCGGCCCTCGTGCCCCCGGACTCCCCGCCGCCGACGATCTCCGGCGGGCACCTCACCATCACGACCTGGGCGGTCGACGAGCACGGCACCAAGTACCGCGACCCGGAGGATCCGGGCCGGCCGGCGATGACCTCGGTGACGGGGCCGCTGGAGGTATGGCCGTCGCCGGCGGTCGCCGCGTGGATCGCCGGCGAGGAGCTGCCCGGGCCGGTCGACGGGGAGCTGCTGGTGGTCGAGCCCGGGGACACCCTGCTGATCAGGGTCGACCCGGACATGCCGCTGGACACGGTCCGGGAGATGAAGGCGGACCTCGACGGGTGGGCGGCCGAGCACATGCCCGATGTGCGGGTGGTGGTCATCGCCTGCGAGCAGCTCGGCGTGTACCGGCCCTCGCGCCTGGCCCACCTTGCCCCGCTGCCCGGGGCGTCCGGTGGGTGACGGGCCGACCTGGTCGATCCTGATCCCCACCATCAGCGAGCGGCACGACCTGTTCTGCCGGCTGCTGGGGGTGCTGCTGCCGCAGCTCGACGCGCACGGGGGCCGGGTGCGGGTGGTCGGCTGGTGGAACAACGGGGTGCCGTCGCTGCCGGAGATCCGGCAGGCCCTGGTGCGGGACGCAGGCACCGACTACGTGTCGTTCGTCGACGACGACGACCTGGTCGTGGACGACTACGTGGCCACCGTCGTCGAGGCCCTGGCCAGCCGACCGGACCACGTCGGGTTCCGGGTCGCCTACCACGTCGACGGCGTGCTCCAGGAGGAGGTCGACCACAGCCTGCGGCACCGCCGGTGGCGCCGCGACCGGATACGCGGTCTGGTCCGGGACTTCACACACCTCGACCCGGTACGCCGGGAACTGGCGCTGCGGGGCGACTTCACGCGGGCCCGGCGTGGCCACCCCGAGGACCGGATGTGGGTGGGGCAGGTCCGCCGGCACCTGCGCAGCGAGGTGTACGTCGGGCGGGTGCTCTACCACTACCTGTACTCGCCAGCGGGGTCGGCGTGGCAGCGGGCGGGCCGGCTCCAGGCGACCCGGCCCCGGCCGGTGGTGGATCACCCCTACTTCGCCTGGCACCCGGAGTGCGACCGTGGCTGACCTGCTGGTGATCGTGCCGTCGCGGGGCCGGCCGGAGTCGCTGCCGAAGGTCGTCAAGGCGTGGCAGGCGACCGGCGCGTTCGATCACGCCGAGCTGATGTTTGCCATCGATGACGACGACCCGAGTCGGGACGCCTACCTGGCTCATCAGCTGCCCTGCGTGTCGATCCGCGTGGCACCCCGGTGGCAGCCGATGGTGCACAAGCTCAACAACGCGGCGGTCGTTCGGGCGACCGGAACGTCACCACTGGGCGGTTTCTGCGCCCTGGCGTTCGCTGGCGACGACCACCTGCCGCGCACCCCCGGCTGGGCCGGCCGGTACGTCGACGAGCTGCGCCAGCTCGGTACCGGGATCGTGTACGGCGACGACGGTTACCAGGGTGAGCGGCTGCCCACCCAGTGGGCGATGACCGTCGACATCGTGAGGGCGCTGGGCCGGATGGTGCCGGCTCCGGTCGAGCACCTGTACTGCGACAACTCGGTGCTGGACCTGGGGCGGGCCGCCGGCTGCATCCGGTACCTGCCTGACGTGCTCGTCGAGCACATGCACCCGGTCGCCGGGAAGGCCGTCGACGACGACCAGTACCGGCGGGTCAACAGCGGCGACCAGTACGCCCGTGACGGTCGGGCCTACCGGCGGTGGCTGCGGTCGGGGCTGCGCGTCGACGCGGCGCGGGTCCGCGAGCTGAGGAGGTAACGCGATGCTCGACGTCGGTGACACCGCGAGCTTCACCTGGGACGTCGGGAGCACCCCCGACACGTTCAGCGCGCGGGTGCGGCTGCCCGACGGCACCCAGACCACCCTGTCCCCCACCGAGGACCCGGACCAGCCCGGACGGTACGTGGCCGAGTACGTGGTGGCCCAGCACGGCCGGCACCTCGTGTCGGCGGCCGCCACCGGGCCGGCGTGGGCCGACGTCGACGTGTTCAACGCCGCCCCGCCGGACTGGCCCGCGATCGTGGGCCTGGCCGAGGCGAAGAAGCACCTCGAAATCGAGGCCGACGACCACGCCCGCGACGACGAGCTGCGCGGCTTCATCCTCAGCGCGTCCATGGTGGTGGAGGACGTTGTGGGGGTGGTCGCCCGCCGCACGGTCACCGAGACTGCCAGCGGCGGCGGCCGGAACATCGTCCTGGAGAAACCGCCCGTGCTCGAGGTCGTCGACGTCCGCGTCGACGGCGCGGTGGTGGACCCGGCCGCCTATCGGTGGTCGCCGTCGGGTCTGCTCTCTCACCAGAGCGGCTGGCCGGCCGGGCTGCGGAACGTCGAGGTCACCTACCTGGCGGGGAAGCTGGTCGTGCCGCCGAACGTGGTCAACGCGACGCTGGAGCTGCTGCGGATCAACTGGAGGCCGCAGGAGGGCGGGAACTACGCCCCGTTCGACGGCGGCGCCGGGGACGACTTCGGCAACGGCGGCCTGGAGGCCAGCCTCCAGGGCAACTTGCGGCTGGGGTTCTTCGTCCCGAACACGGTGATCCAGCGGTTGCAGCCGGACCAGCGTGGGCCGGTGATCCTGTGACCCGGCTACGGCGGCTGGTGTGCCGCGTCGCCGGCCGCCCGAGGAGGATGATCCGGCATGGGTAGCAGCGTCCCGGCCGCCCTGGAGTACCTCGTCGCGACCACCCGCGCCCTCGCCCCGGTGCAGGACCTCCGGGCAGCCGTGGCCGACGGCTGGCCCACCGCCCGCAGCGACGTCCTGGTCGCCTACGGGGTGGTGCCCGGCGACGGCGACTCCGACGCCGCCACGCCGATCGCGGAGCTGTCCAAGCAGGACTACGAGGTCGTGCAGATGCCGGGCGTGGTCACCGTCCGCCGGGCCGGCACCGACGCGAACGCCCGGGCCCGCCGCGACGCGTTCGCCTTGGTCGACGCGATCCGGACGATGATCCGCGACGATCGGCGGCTCGGCGGCGCGGTCGTTCCCGGCGACCCGGCGCGGATGTCCGGGTGGACGATGACGCAGACCGCCGCCCCGAAGCCGGCCGGCGAGGGCAGGACCTGCACCATCCAGTTCACGATCACTTGGACCCACCGGGGCTAGTAGCCGAGGATCCACATCCCGAAGCCGACCACAGCCAGGGCCAGCAGTACCGCGCCGACCAGGTGCCCGGGTGTCCACAGCGTGTCCCGGCCCGCCGGCGGCGTGGCGGCCAGGCCGGGTTGGTGGACGTAGCCCTTCCCGGTCAGCACGCCCACCTGCTCGGCGGCTGCGTCGGCCGTGTCGAACACGTACCGGGCGCCGGGCCGCTGGTCGTCGGGCCGCTGGTAGACGGCGATGTGCCAGCCGTCCGCCTGGTGGGTGACCTCGAAGCGGGGGCCGGTCGGGTGCGTCCACACGCCGGTCTGCGGGCTACTCGTCATGCCTGCGGACCGTAGCAGCAACCCCTACGGGAGGTGACCCGTCGTGCCGGCTGTCAATCAGAACCCCTTCGGTGAGGTCCGCATCGACCTCAGGGAGATCCCCAAGACGCTGCGTAAGGAGCTGCGGCCGGCGCTGAAGAAGACCGGCGACCAGGTGGCCCAGGCCGCCCGGGCGCGGGCGTCCTGGAGCCGGCGGATCCCAGGCGCGATCCGCGTGAAGGTCCTCTACGGGCGGCGCTCCGGCGTGATCATCACGGTCAACCGGAAGAAGGCCCCGCACGCCCGCGCGTACGAGGGCATCGCCGCCCGCATGGGCAACGCGTCCAGCTTCCGGCATCCGCTGTTCGGCGACCGGAACCACTGGTACACGCAGCGCACCCGCCCGTTCCTGCACCCGGCGGCGCAGGCCCGCCGCGCCCAGGTGCAAGCCGACATCGTCAAGGTCGTCGCCGCCGCCGCCAGCCGGCGCGGCTTCAAGTAACCGAGGAGAGAACATGGCACCGACCGCGTTGCCGGCCACCGACCGGTACATCAGCCCCGAGGTCACCGTCTACTACTGGGTGCCGCTGATCGCGGACATCAACACCCCGACCCGCGCGGAGCTCGACGACGACGAGTCGTGGGACCTGTCGGCGGAGGTGGCCGCCGCGACGGGCTGGGAGGTCGCCGCCGACCGGGTCGCGGTGCCGGACCTCGGCACCCGCAAGACGGGCCGGATCTCCGGTCGCGTCAACCCCGGCGACGCGCAGATCACCTTCTACGCCTCGCAGGACACCGACGACGTGCGGTCGGTCATCAAGCGCGGCGACCGGGGCAACATCTACATCGCCTACGGCGGCGACATCGCCGGCCAGCACGCCCGCGTCTTCGCCGTCGAGGTCAGCGCGGTGACGCCGACCGTCGACGTCGCCGGCAGCGAGGCGGCGCGTGTCGTGATCGACTTCAGCATCACGGACTGGGCGGAGGACGTCGTCGTGCCCGGTCCGGCGTCGTGACCGACGCCGCCCAGAGGGAGCGGCTGCTGGGTCGCCCCCTCCCGTCGGTGTCCTACCGGCTGCTCGTCGACCAGGACGGCGCGGCGGCCGCGCAGGAGGCGCTGGCGGTCGCGCAGCGGCACCTGCGGCAGGTCACCCTCGCCGACCGGTCACCGGAGGACGTCGCCGCGGCGCACGCCCGCGTCGACGCCGCCGCCCGGGCGGTGGACGCCTGCTACGAGACGATCGTGCTGACGGCGCTGCCGCTGGTCGGGGAGGTCACCACGGAGTCGCTGATCGCCGCGCATCCGCCGACCGACGCGCAGATGGCGGCGGCGAAGACGGACCGCGACAAGGCCCGGCACGCCGGCGAGGAGGTGCCGCCGTGGCCGGCGTGGAACGACGCCACGTTCCGGCCGGCGCTGCTCGCCGCCAGCGCCCAGACCGCCGGCATGTCCGAACAGGACTGGGCGGTGATGCTCGGCGAGCGGATGTCGGCCGGTGAGGTCCGCGGCCTGTGGGCGGCGTGCGTGGCGATCAACCTGACCGGCCGGGCCGCCGAGCCGGTGGTGCTCCCAAAAGGCTGGACCAGGACGTCCAGCTAGCGCTGGAGCTGGACGTGTGCCGCGCCTACCAGATCCCCCACTCGACGTTCCTCGGCTGGTCGCACGACGACCGGTCGAAGGCGATCTGGCAGTACGTGCGGGAGAAACAGCGGTGCCGGGGCTGCGGCACCCGCCCCGACGAGTGGCAGACCGACCACGGTGGCCACCAGCACGCCTACCGGCCGGTGGTGGACCGGTGCCGGGGCTGCGAGCTGCTGGAGACCGAGCGGGAGCAGCTCGCCGGCAAGCCGACCGGCAGCGGGGTGTTCGTGCGCCTGGAGCGGCGCGACTGATCGAAAGGGCGGTGGCCGGTGGACAAGGACCTCAGCTACAGGCTCAGCGCCGACCCCCGCCAGTTCGAGAAGGGCTTCAAGTCCGCAGAGGAGTCCGCGCGGGCGCTGGAGCGGGAGCTGGCCCGGCTGGAGGCCGAGCAGGCCCGCGTCGACGCCGCCATGCAGGAAGCCGGCACCGTCGCGCTGGCCGCTGGGGCGGCGATCACCGCCGGGCTGGTCATGGCCACCCAGGCCGCGATCTCGTGGGAGTCGGCGTGGACCGGCGTCGCGAAGGTCGTCTCCGGCACCCCCGAGCAGATGGAAGACCTGGAGGAGTCGCTGCGGGGGCTGGCGCGGACCCTGCCGCAGACCCACGAGGAGATCGCCGCGGTGGCGGCGGCCGCCGGCCAGCTCGGCGTGAAGCGGCAGGACATCGTCCAGTTCACGCGGGTCATGGTCGACCTCGGCACCGCGACGAACCTGACCAGCGAGGAGGCCGCGTTCGCCCTGAGCCGGCTGATGAACATCATGCAGACCGCCCCCGACGACGTCGGCCGGCTCGGCGCGTCCATCGTGGAGCTCGGCAACAACTCGGCGACCACCGAGCAGGACATCGTCGACATGGCTCTGCGGATCGCCGGCGCCGGCAAGACCGTCCGCATGTCCGAGGCCGACGTCATCGGGTTCGCCGGAGCGCTGTCCAGCGTCGGCATCATGGCCGAGGCCGGCGGCTCCGCGATCTCCCGGGCGTTCATCTCCATCGAGGGCGCGGTCCGCGCCGGCGGGGAGCAGCTCGACACGTTCGCCGCCGTGTCCGGCATGACCTCGGCCGACTTCACCAAGGCGTGGCAGGTCGACTCCGCGCGGGCGACGGCCGCGTTCATCCAGGGTCTCGGCCGGATGCAAGCCAGCGGCCAGGACGTGTTCGCCACCCTCAAGGACCTCGGCCTGTCCGAGATCCTGCTCCGCGACGCGCTGCTGCGCCTCGCCGGCGCCGGGGACCTGGTGAGCCGGTCCCTCGACATCGCCAACCGGGGTTGGTCGGACAACACGGCGCTGCTGGCCGAGGCCGAGCGCCGCTACCAGACCGTCGAGTCGCGGATCCAGATCGCGAAGAACAACCTGAACGACTTCGCGATCGACATGGGCAACGTGTTCTTGCCGGCCGTCGGCGCGGCCGCCGACATGATCAGCAACCTGGGTCAGGTCCTCGGGGACATGCCCGGCCCGGTCAAGGTGATCCTCGGCCTGCTCGCGGCGGCCACCGCCGCGCTGCTGCTGTCCGGGGGCGCGGCGTTGATCGCGGTGCCGCAGATCGCGGCGTACAAGGCGGCGATCGACACTCTCGCGGCGAGCCAGGGGCGGTTGGCGGCGGCGACCGTGTCCGCGTCGACGATGCTCGGGCGGGTCGGATCGTTCCTGGCCGGGCCGTGGGGCCTGGCGATCGCCGGCGCTGTCACCGCGCTGACCATCTTCGTGTCGAAGCAGGCGGAGGCGCGGGGCCGGGCGCGGGACCTCGCGACGACCCTGGACCAGCAGTCCGGGGCGGTCACGCGCGACACCCAGGTGTGGCTGGCCAACGAGCTGGCCAAGGACGGCTCGTTGGAGCGGGCGAAGCTGCTGGGGATCTCCGCGAACGACCTGACTCGCGCGATCATGGGCGAGGCGGACGCTGCGGCCCGGGTCAACGCGGAGCTGGACAAGCACAACGGGGCGGTCGCGCCGGCGTACGCGCAGCGCACCAACGACAAGAACGCGGCGGCGCGCAAGTTGCGCGACACCCTGGCCGGGATGGGCGGGGACCTGGCCAACGCCACCGAGCTGCACAAGATGCTGTCGGAGGCGACCGGGGAGAGCACCACCCAGACGCAGCAGCTCGACCCGGCGACCCGGCAGCTCGCGGAAAGCCTCGGGGTGACCGGCGACGCCGCCGACGACCTGGCGGACGGCATCGCCCAGCTTGACGCCGAGCTGTCGGCCCTGTTCGACCGGCTGTTCGGTGTCGAGGACGCCGAGGACGCGGCCGTGCAGGCGATGCGGCGGATGACCGAAGCGGCCAAGGAGAACGGCGGTTCGCTGAAGGGCAACAGCGAGGCGGCGCTGACGAACCGGGCCAACGTGCGGGCGGTCATCGAAGCCCACTACGGGCAGATCCAGGCCATGGCGGAGTCCGGCGCGACAGCCGAGGAGCTGACCGCGAAGACCGAGCAGCTGCGGAAGAAGTTCGTCGACCAGGCGAGGGCGGCCGGCATGTCCGAGGACAAGATCAAGGAGTACGCGAAGGCGTACGACCAGGTGCCGGGGCTGGTCGAGACGACGATCAAGACGCCAGGGCTCGGCGCGGCCACGTCGGCCGTGAGCCGGTTCAAAGAGCTGTGGAACTCGATCAAGGACCGATCGGTTCGGCTGCGGGCGGTCATGGCCAGCCAGCCGAACCCGGCGTCCGGCATGAGCACCGGCGGCATGGTCGACGGGCCGAGCGGCTTCGACAACGTGCCGTTTCTCAGCCCGTCCGGCACCACGATGCTGACCAAGGGCGAGTACGTGTCGACCGTCGCGTCGACGAGCGCGAACCGGGCCGCGCTGGAGGCCGCAAACCAGGGGGCCCGCCTGGCCGTCGTCGGCCGTCCCGGTGCCGCCGGCGGTGGGACGGGCGGCGGCATCACCGTGCAGGAGATGCACGTGCAGGCGTGGACAGACCGCTTCTCTCTGCCGCAGATCGAGAGCGAGCTACAGATGCACGGAGCGGTGTGATGGCACTGGCCGAGGGGCAGTGGCAGCTGCGGGGCCTGGTCATGGGTCCTGGAACCGCGTATCGGGTCACGGACGAAACGAACCCGTGGCAGACGCAGGTTCGCGCCGAGCAGGGCGGCCCCCGGGCGTGGGCGCACGGCTCGTGGTCCGGGGTGGAGTGGGCCGCCGAGCGGGTCGTGCCGATGCGGATCCTCGTCGACGTCGGCGCGGACGACGTCGCCGCGGTGCTGGAGGCGCGGCACGCCCTGGCGGCGGCGTGGGCGCCGGTCGGCACGGGCCCGGATGTGCCGCTGCGGTGGGTGCAGGGCGGCCGGGAGTACCTGCTGCTCGTGCGGCCCCGCATGGCCGAGCCGGAGATGTCCCTGCTCGGGGCGGGCCGGATGTGGGTGCGGTGCGCGGCGGTGGCCCTGGACCCGATGGTCTACAGCTCGGCCGAGCACAGCGCCGGGCCGCTGGGCCTGCCGACGTGGACAGGCGGGCTGACGGTGCCGGTGCGGGTGCCGTTCTCGATCGGCGCGTCGCAGACGTCCGGGCAGGTCGACCTGACCAACGCGGGCAGCGCCGAAGTGGGGCTGCTGCTGCGCATCGACGGGCCGGTCAACCAGCCCCGGGTCAGCCTCACCAACCCCGACGACACCACGACGACGCTGCGGGTCGACCTGGAGGTGCCCGACAGCCAGTGGCTCGACATCGACACCCGCACGCGGACCGTGATCCTCAACGGCGATCCGTCCGCGAGCAGGCGAGGGCAGGCGGTGGGCGACTTCCCGCTGCTGCAACCAGGTACGAGCACGCTGCGGTTCGCCGCGGCCGAGGAGGCCAGCGGCACGGTGACCGCGCGCTGGCGAGACGGATGGTGGTGAGATGCCGGCTGACCCGCTGTTCATCAACGAGTCGGGGGGCTCCCCCGAGTACAACGCGGCGGAGCTGCGCCGGGCGTTCGGGATGCTCGCCTCCAAGGCCGGCACCATCGACCGGTTCGGCGCGCGCTCCGGCGTGCACCCGGCCGGCGGGCCGGCGCTGACCCTGTCCGGGACGACGCTGACCGTCGGGCACCTCCAGGCCGTCATGTACCCGGCCGCGAGCAGCACCCAGGGCCCGTACCTGGTGCAGCTGCCGCAGCACACCTGGTCGGTCCCGGCCGCCGCCGCGCAGCCCCGCAAGGATTTGGTCGTCCTCAGGGTCTACGACAACGACGAGGACGGGTCGGGGCAGCGCACCGCGGACACGGAGTACCTGACCGGGTCGGCGGCCCCGTCGCCGTCGGAGCCGTCGGCGCCGGCCGGGACGATGCGGCTCGGCGTCATCGACGTGCCCGCGTCCGGCGGCGGCAACCCGACCCTCACCTACGTCGCGCCGTGGACGGTAGCCACCGGCGGTGTCCTGCCCGTCCGCACCGCAGCGGACCTGCCGACGACCGGCGTCTACGAGGGCATGTACGCCGACGTCGCCGACACCAACCAGCTGGTTCGGTGGTCGAGCGCAGCGTGGGACGTGGTGGCGGAGGTGCCCACCGCCTACAACACGTACACGCCCGCGTTCAGCGGCCACGGCTCGGCATCCTTCTCGACCCTCACCGGCCGCTGGAAGCGGATCTCCTACAAGACGGTCCACTTCATCGCCTACTGGGTGGTGTCGACCGCCGGCACCGGTACCGGCAACGTGACCATCACCGCACCTACCAGCATCGACCGAACGGTGCGGCAGTCGGTGATGGGCAACTTGGAGGGCGCGGCCTCGCCGTCGCTGCGGCATGTGGCGGCGGTGTCGTTCACCGGCGGCACCGGGGCCGTCTTCGACCGGTTGCGCTTCGACTCGGGCGGCTCCACGAACTCGTTGAGCAACCTCACCGGCGCGGATCTCGCCTCGGGGATGCTCGGCGTCATTCAGGGCATCTACATGGAGGCGTAAGTGGCCGTCATCAACGCCTGGGTGGGCGCGACCACCCCGTCGTCGGCGCGGGTGGTGGCGAAGATCGGCGGGGCGTCGGCGCGCCTGGCCGTGGCCGACAACCCGCAGCTGTCCGGGCCGGCCTGGTACGGGCCGGTATCGGCGTCGGCCGAGGGCATCGTGTCGCTGACCGCGACCGGCCTCGCCCCGAACCGCCGCTACTGGTGGGCCGTCGAGGATGCCGGCGTGCTGGATACCGTTACGACGGGCCGGTTCCGCACCCACCCGCCGCTCGGCGAGCCGGCCACGTTCGACTTCATCACCGGCGGCGACGCGGGCATCACCCCGGAGGTGCCCGGGGTCGGCGCGGCCGTCAACACCAGCCGGCTCAGCAACCACCCGGTGTTCGACACGATCAGGCTGCGCGACCCGTTGTTCTTCGCCCACCTCGGGGACCTGCACTACTACGACCTGGGGAGCAACAACCACGGCTTCACCGGGGCCACGCTGGCGAACTACCGGCGCGCCTACGACGACGTGCTGCTCCAGCCGCGCCAGCACGAGCTGTACCGCAACGTGTCGACGTTCCTCCTCTGGGACGACCATGACTTCGGCCCGAACGACAGCGACAGCACGGCGCCCGGCCGAGCCAACGCCCAGCGGGTCTACCGCGAGCGAGTACCCCACTACCCGCTCGCCGACGACGAGGCGATCTTCCACAGCTTCGAGGTCGGCCGGGTCCTGTTCGTGGGGAGCGACTCCCGCAGCGACCGCACCCCGAACAGCTACCCCGACGGGGCGGACAAGACCATGCTCGGCTCCGCCCAACGGGCGTGGCTGGAGCAGCTCCTCACCCGGTCGGAGGCGTCGGCGCTGTGCTGGCTGATGCCGGTGCAGTGGCTCTCCGGCGCGGTCGACAGCTGGGGTGGGTTCCGGTACGAACAGGGCCAGCTCGCGCAGATGCTCGGCGACCTCGGCTGGCTGTCGAAGATGTGGATGGTCGTCGCCGACAAGCACTCGTTGGGCATCGACACCGGTGCCAACAATCTCTGGGGAGGGTTCCCCAACTTCCTGACCGCCAGCCTCGACGCCGGCGGAGGCGACAGCACCGGACCGTACGACCTGGGCATCACGGGCGGCCGGAACAGATACACCCGCTTCGTGGTCGACGACCAGGGCGACCAGATCATCGTCCAGGGCACCGGCTACATCGGCACCTCACCCTGGCGCAGCCACACCTTCAGCATCCTGGCGAACACGCCCCCGCCGACCGACGGCGGCGGGCAACCGGTGCCGCCGCAGACGCCCGCGACCATCGCCGACCGGGTGTCGTGGCTCGGCTGCGACCTGGTGACCGGGCAGATCATCGCGGACCTGCCCGACATCACCGGAACCGTGTCCCGGGTGCTGGGCGCGTACACGTCGTCGTCGCTGTCGATGCCGGTGCCGGTGAGCGGGCCCGCCGCGCTCGGCGACATCGCGTGGCAGGCCACCCAGCCCGGCACCACGATGATCGTGGCCGTCGTCAACGGGGTGCCCGAGTGGGGCGGCATCGTGATGACCCGCCGGGGCGGCACCGACGGCACCGTCGACCTGGGGTGCGTCACCCTGGAGGGCTACCTCGACCGCCGCTACGTCGGCGACCACGACTGGGTGCAGCGCGACGAGGTGTCGGTGATCGCGGCCGGCCTGATCGCCGACGCGCAGGTCGACGGGATCGGCCTGGCCGTGGACGCGCCGGCGACGGGCGTGCTGCGGGACCGCTCGTACGTGGCCACCGACGACGCCACCGTCTACTCGCGGCTGCGGGAGTTGTCCGGCGTCGAGGGCGGCCCGGAGTGGACGATCGACCTGGACTGGACGGACTCGACCCGCACCCGGGTCGCGAAGATCCTGCGGGTCCGGCCTCGCATCGGCGCGGCATCGTCCACACCGGGTGCCCTGTTCTCCGCCGGCGCGCCGTCCTGGTCGTCGACGGGCGCGTCGGACGCCCGGTACACGCTGGTCGAGGACTACAGCGACGGGCGCGGCGCGAACTACGTGCTGGCCACCAGCAGCGGTGAGGGTGACGCCCGACCGCAGTCGCAGCCAGCGGCGGACATCCGCCCCGGGTGGGCCCGCTACGACCGCCGGTACTCACCCGGCTCGTCGATCACCGACACGGCCGTGCTCGACGAGCACGCGGCCGCCGAGCTGGCGCTGCGCGTCGGCGGGGCGGCGACGTGGCAGATCGACTCCCGCTGGGACGCATACCCACGCCTCGGCGTCGACTGGCGGCTCGGCGACGACGTCGCCTGGGAGCTGCACGGGCACCGGCACCCGAACGGGGTGACCGGCATCGGCCGGGTCATCGGCTGGGAACTGGACATCCGGGCCGGCCGGGTGAAACCGATCCTGTGGGAGCCGGGAGGTAACTGATGGGCGTGCTCGGCGACATCTCGTTCAGCCCCGGAGACATCATGCGGCGGCTCCGCGACCTCGAACGCGCCGTCCGGGAGCTGGCGGCCAGCCGCCGGCTGGAGGCGGCCAGCATCGGTCGGGGCGGCATCGTCATCAAGGACGGCGGGTCCCTGCGCATCGTCAACACCGACGGCGTGTCCATCGCGTGGATGGGCGCCTTCAGCGACGACGAGAGCGGGTTCATCCTGCGCCGGGCCGGCGGCCAGTTGGCGTTCGGGGTCTACGGCACCGGCACCGACACCGGCTTCGCGGCGATGTACGACCTGGCCGGCCAGTACATCGTCACCGACGACGTCGCCTCGGGCCGGGGCCTGGCCCGCCCGTACATTCCGGTGCAGGTGGGTGAGGTGTCCGCGCCGACGGTCACCACCACCTCGTCGTCGTTCGTCGACGTGGCGGCCGGCATGATGTCGATCCAGCACCCGGTGCTGTACGCGTACCTGCTGGTGCGGGCGTCCGACGGCACCACGGCCGGTGAGGTGCGGCTGGTCCTCGACGGCAACCCGGTCGGGTCCGTCCTGTCGGTGGCGGCCGGCGCGTACGCCTACGCGTCGTACGGGCCGGCCGCCCTGCCGGACAACTCCTACCAGTACGGGGCGCTACGAGGGCTGACGGTGCAGGCCCGGCGCACCGCCGGCAGCGGCACCATCGGCGTGCGGGTGCTAACGGTGCTCGGCCTGGAGTCCGCTCACCTGGGCTGACTCAGCGAGGGCACTGGAGCTCGACACCCTCGTCGTTGTAGCAGCGTTTGGGGTCAGACGGGTGCGGGGCCGGGTCGGGCATCCGCGTCTCTTCCTCCGTGGGTGCCGGCGCGGGTTCGGTGTCGGTGTCGGCGTCGGTCACCTTGCTCCTCGTGCTGGGTCGGCTGGTGCTGCTCTTCGGCGCCGGCTTCGTCTTCTCCGCCACCGCGGCGGCCGCGGTGGGCTCGGCGGTGGTGGGCGCGGCGGTCGGGCTCGGCGCGGCGGTCGGCGTGACGGTGCCCTCGTCGGACACCTGCCGTACGACCCGGGGCGTGTCGGTGCCGCCGGTGAGCTGCGCGCCGGCGACCACGCCGAGCGCGGCGGCAAGCGCCAGGGCGGCGGTGCCGATCCCGATGGTGCGGCGAGTCATTTCTCAAGCCTCCTGTGTGGATTCATCACCGACTGTAGGCGGTCGCCGCCCGCCTGACGTGCCCGAATCCGATTCCCGACCTGCTGGTCGGCGCACTGCCGCCAGCCGGAACCAACTCGCGATGAAAGGACGAGCATGACCAACATGATCGGCTCCTACGTGGTCGACGACGCGTGGCCCACCGAAGTGACCATGGACATCACGTTCCCGGACCTGGGGAGCTTCCCGCTTCGGCTGCGCACCGTCGTCACCCTCGACGAGCTGACCGACAACAACCCGTCGCTGACCACGGCGCAGCGGCTCGCCCGCAACGTGGAGGCCCTGAACCGGATCACGGCCGCCCTGGACGCGGCCAGCGACGTCGGCGACGTGATCATCTCCTTCCAGGCCCGCGCCTACGCGCCGTGGGTCCCGGCGGAGTAGCCGATGACCCGTCTGACCTGGCTGCCGGAGGTGCTGCGCGCCGCCGGCCTCACCGTCCACGAGTACGACGGCCGAGAGCACGACGGCAAGACGTGGCGCACCCGAGGCTCCGATTCGTGGGGGCCGATCGAGGGCATCACCTGCCACGAGACGCGCGGATCGCGCACGTCCACCGACGCCGGGGAACTGCGGGTGCTGGTGACGGGGTCCAGCAGCGCGCCGCCGCCGATCGCGCAGCTCTACCTGTCCCGGTCGGGCGAGTGGTCGGTGGTCGCGTCCGGCCGCTGCAACCACAACCTCGTCGGCTGGGCCGGGCCGAACGAGGGCCTGGGCAACTCGCGGCTGCTGGGCATCGAGGCGCAGCACGCCCAGGGCGAGCCGTGGACCGCCGTGCAGTACGACTCGTACGTCCGGGGCGTGGCCGCCCTGGTGCGCAAGCTCGACATCCCGGTGGGCCGGGTCGCCGGCCACAAGGAACACCAGCCGTGGCCGGCGCCGGCCGGGCAGACCAGCACGAAGAGCGACCCCGAATTCGACATGACCAAGTTCCGGGCGGCCGTCGCTGCGGAGCTGGCGGGAGGAGACGACGTGAAGCCGAGCGACCAGCTCAAGATCGCCCCGTGGGGCGCGACCACCTGGCCGACCGACAAGGGCCTCCAGGACGGCCAGGTGTCGGCCGAGACGGCGTGGGGTGGGGCGTACCTGCACTCGCGGCTGGCGCAGGAGCGCACCGGCCGCCTGGAGACGATGGTCGAGGCGCTGACGAAGCTCGTCGGCGGGCAGGACGCCACGGCCATCGTCGCCGAGATCCGTGACCAGCACGAGCGGACCCGCGCTGCGGTCGAGGCCCTGGACCTCGATGAGCCGGAGATCGTCGCCGGCGTGCTCGCCGGTCTCAACCCGGACCGGCTCGCCGCCGCCCTCGCCGTCGCCGGCCTCACCCCGGCGGCGATCGCCGCGGCGGTGCCGCCCGACATGGCCCGGCAGGTCGTCGACGAGCTGACCGCCCGCCTGGCTGCCTGACGTCGTGTGGACCTGGCAGCACTCATCCCGGCCGGCGGACTCGGCGCGGTCGGCGCCGGCGGCCTGCTCGTGCTGGTCGTCCTCTACCTGCTCAATGCCAATCGCGCCGACCGCCGCGAGTATCAGGAGGCCATCGACCGGGCCGAGCGGCGGGCCGACGAGGCAGAGGCCCGCCGGGCGGCCGTCGAGGCGCGGATGGACGGGCTGCAGCAGGCCGTCGACGAGGCCCGCGCGGCCCGCCGGGCGGCCGAGGACCAGGTGTACTCACTCCAGCGCGAGCTGGGCCAGCACCAGGGCGGCGAGCCATGACGGATGAGACGGTGCAGCTCCAGCGGCGCATGGACCGGCGCGGCCGCCGGCGGGCGGTCGTGGCCGTCCTGGCCACCGCACTCATCGCCGCAGCGATCGGCTGGTGGGCGGCGTCGCTGGGCCGGCAGGCCACGGCCGAGCAGCAGCGCGCCGACGTCGCCGTCTCCGGTGCGGAGCAGCTGTGCCAGCAGGTGCGGCAGCTCGGCGGGACCTGCGTCGTCGACCCGGAGGATCTCAAGGGCGATCCGGGGCCGGCCGGTCCCGCCGGCCCGCCCGGCCCGCCGGGGGTGCCGGGTCTGGACGGTGCCGACGGGTCGGATGGTGCCCCGGGGGCGACCGGGCCGGCGGGGGCCCGGGGCGAGGACGGGGAGGCGGGCCCGGCTGGTCCAGCAGGCCCTGCCGGGGCGGCGGGTCCTCAGGGTCCTCCGGGCCCGCAGGGGCCGGCGGGGCCGCGTGGTGAGCAAGGTCCGCAGGGTCAGGCCGGCCCGGCGGGCCCGCAGTGCCCGGACGGGACGACCGCGCAGACGGTCACCGTCGTCACGACCGACGGCACGCAGCGGATCGCCGCATGCGTGGCCACCACGAACCCAACGATCAGGAGGTAGCTCATGTCCGAACCCACCCCCACGCCGCTGCCGGCGTCCGAGGCGTCCGAGGCGTCCGAGCCGCTGTTCACGGTCGGCACCATCACCGCGGCGGCGACGGCCGTGATCGCGGTGCTGATCGCGTTCGGGCTGCCGCTGTCGGCCGAGCAGCAGACCGCGCTGCTCGGCCTCGTCGCGGTGCTCGCCCCGCTGGCCGTGGCGATGATCGGCCGAGGTCGCGTCTACTCCCCGGCCACGGTCGCCCGGCTGCTCGGCCGGCGGTAGCAGACCGCTCGCACGGAACCGCCCCCTGCCTTCGGGCAGGGGGCGGTTCTTCGTGTCCGTGGCGGTTGCGCGCCGCAGCGCGCCGCGATACGAAGGGGTCGGGCATCGGCGACCTTCCCTCCTCCGATCGGGAACGAGCTGGTGTTCCGCGCTTGGGTGCCGCTCTGGTGAGGCGGCAGCCTGAGCATGGCAGCGCCCCCGCTCTCCTACCCCGAGAGAAGAACGGGGGCGCTGTGCTGGGTCTCGCCGCGCGCGCTGTCGCCGTGCCGCACCGGCTTGCGACCCGGAGCATCCGACCGCCGTGCCCCTCAACCCAGCCCGGGGGAGGGCTAAGTTGATCCGGCCTCCTAACCTCTAGCAGGTGACCGACACCTTGCTTCGCTCGCTGCGCGAGCTCCTGCTCAATGAGTCGGAGCCGCTCGCAGGGCTGCTCCGGAAGTGCCTGATGCTCGGTGCCGAGACCGGCTCTGAGGCGTTGCGAGACTGGGCGCGCAAGGAACTCAACGGATACACCGTCGGCGGCGAAGTCCCGGAGTACCGCGCGATCCCCCTCCCTCCGATCGCATACGACTATGGGTCTGGCCCGCTTCTGAACAGGGGTCAGACCATCGATCATCGCTACTTGCCGGATGGCGCTGGTAGACACTTGCCGGAGAAACTTTTCTTCCGGCAGCCAATCGAAGAGTTGCAGCGGCTTGCCGAACAAGAACACCTGACCTTCGGGGTGCGCGGCCTGGCCTACGCCCAGAGCGTGTGGAACAGCCAGCTCGACGAGTTCGAAGGCGTTATGAACCTGCGCTTCAACGTGAGCGGCTCGACGATTGCGGGCATCCTCGGCCAGGTCCGTACCAAGCTCGTGGATCTCGTCGCGGACCTCACGGCCGACACCCCGCTGTCCGAGCTTCCTGGAAAGGACCAGGTGGATGCCGCTGTGAGCCACCGCCTCGGAGACATCTACAACACGACGATCCACGGAGCCAACGGCCCTGTAGCCATCGGCGCTCAGTCGCAGGCCAAGGCAGAGGGCCTGACCGTCGAGGACGTGCTTCGGCTCCTTGACAAGGTGCAGGAGATGGCAGTCCGCACTGCGGACGCCCACCAAGCTGAGCTTCTCGATGCCGTCGCTGACCTTCGCGCAGCTGTCGAGAGCGATGAGCCAGACACCGGCGAGGTGGTGAGGAAGAGCGGCAAGCTGCGCGCCGTCGTGAGCAAGGTTGGAGATGCGACGCTGGCCGCCATTGCCAGCGACGCTGTTCAGACCATCACCGATTTGGCGCTCAACGGCGCGTTCGGCTAACGCCCAGCCTCGCGCCCCCGCTGAGGGACACACTCGCCTACCGGGTATCGATCTGGCCATGCCCGCCTGCCTCGGTTGTGCTGACCAGACCAGCGCGCCCCGCCTCCTCGTGGTGGCGGGGCGCTTCGTCGCATCCGGGCTACTTCCGCTTCTCCCACGTGCCGCAATCGTTCGTCTCGAAGTCCTGCCCCTTCCGCAGCACCACGGTCGGGCGGCCCCCTCCCGGGATGTCGTTCGCGATGATGTTCTCCCCATTGCTGCCGCTCTTCGTGATCGCCCAGTAGCAGTCGGCGGACACCTGGGCGGTCACCCGGTACGTACCCGGCGGGAAGTCGATCCCCACGGTCCACGTGCCGTCGTCGATGGTCGGCGGGGGTGGCGGAGGGGGCGGTGCTGGCTTCGTCGTCGGTGTGGCCGGGGTAGACGACGGCGACGGGGAAGGGCTCGGGGTGGGCAACTGCCAGGTGGCCCGCCCTTGGGCGTAGACGCAGTTGTAGGTGCGGCCGTCGTCGCCGACGGCTGACGCGTTTGTGTTCTCGCAGAGGTAGCCGATTCCCACCTTGGTGTACCGCGGGGCGGGGGTAGTGGCGGCGGCGGGTGCCTCGGGATCGGAACCGGCGCGGCCGGCCTCGTAGGCTCCGACGGCGATCGCGAGGACGGCGACGGCGGCTCCGCCGGCGATCAGGGCCTGACGCTTACGCGCGTTCGGCTGTGCCGTCGGCGGCTGGGGGGACGTGGACATCCGGGCACCGTAGCGGCGGCGGTCCAGCAGCGCTGTCCCGGACACGACAGCGGCCCCGCCCATCGTCGGGCGGGGCCGCTTCGTCGTGCCGGCTACGCGAGCTCGCGGATCTTCCGTACCTCCCGGATGCGGCGCTTCGCCGTCGACTCCGACACCCGATACCGGTCCATCAGGTGGTCGACGATCCGCGAGTACGCGATGCCCTGGTCGTCCATGCGGGCGATGACCATCGACATGTTCGTCGGCTCGTCCTCGTCGCGGTCGTCGTCATGCTCATCGTCATGCTCGTCGCCCTGGTCCTCGTCGACGTCGTCGTAGACCCGGACGCGGCGGCCGCCGATGGTGGCGACCCGCCCCCACCAGCCGCCGGTGTCAGCGTCGGTGTCATCGGTGTCAGACACCGCCGCGACCTGCTGTTTGACACTGACACCAGGGGCGTCCCCCTCGGTGGGGGAGGGGTTCTCCAGGCGGGTCCGGAGGGTCTCGGTGACGCCGGCGACGATCGCGAACGCGGCGATCGCCAAGCCAAGGGCGACGGGCCCGCCCCACCCCCGGGACGCTTCGGCAGCGGCAGCGATGGTCAGCATCAGGCGTCTCCGAACAGGAAGGCGGGGAACGGGGCAACGATCGCGGTGGTGACGTCCAGCAGGGCGCGGGTGGTGTCGCCGATGAACCCGCCGGGCAGGTCGGACATCATGCCGAGCAGCACCGCGACCGCCCATAGAGGCAGGTTGAGTCGGTACAGGCCGGAGGCACGGAACTGGATGGTGGCGAACCGGCCGAGACGCTTGCTGAGCTTGGTGGGCAGCATGCACCCGATCGCGTAGATCCACAGGATGCCGACCAGCGCGCCGATGACCAGGTTGATGCTGGCACCGGCGATCCGCGCGTCGCCGGTCTGGTCGAGCAGGCTCTGGATGAAGTCGCGGAGCGTCTCCACCGTCCACTGGTCCAGTGGGCTGTCGTTGAAGCCCTCGCGGATCGCGGGGACGGCCAGCATGAACGCAGCCCGGTCGCGGAGCGCGTTGGGTCCGAGGGACATGTAGTCGATCACGAGGGCGATGAGCAGGGTGATCGCGACGGCGGTCGGGGACATCGCGTAGTCGGGTGCGGGGGGCGGCGGGGCGGGCGCGAGCAGGTACATGGTCACGCCCCCGTCCAGTCGAGCACCACGTCGCCGGTCTCCGGGTCGACGACTTCGAGCCGTGGCCGGTCCATCGGCTCGTTGGCGTCGAGGGCGGCCCGGGTGAGGGCGGCGAGCTGCCGGTCGAGGACGCCGCCCATGGTGGGCGAGTCGAGGTCGACGTCGACGACGTGCGTCCGGTTGTGGAGCACCTCGTACTGGCCGTCGTAGATCTTGAGTCGGTACCGGCGCGGGCCAGTGTGGTCGTGCATCATGGTGGTTCGCCTCTCTGGAGGTGGGGCCCGGGGCGCGGCGTGCTGTCCAGGCGTGAGCCGCGCCCCGGGGGCTATCTACTGAGTCGGGCGCTGAGCCTGGTCGCGCATCCAGCGGTTGGCCGTGGCCTTGCTGCACCCGGCCGCTGCGCCGAGCTCTTCGCCCTTGGGCTTGCGCCCGGTCTCCCGGACGAGCCGGTCGTACTCGGTGGCGAGCCGGTCGACGTCGACCCGGTAGCCGGGCTCACGGGGTGCGGGCTCACTGCCGGCCGGGATCAGCTCGGCGGCCGGGCGCTCCGGCTCACGGCTCACGGCCGGGGTCGGCTCGGGCTCGGCGGCCGGCGCGGGCGGCTCGGCCGGGGCGTTGGCCACCCGGGGCGGGGTGGGTCGGCGCACGTGAGCCGGCTCGTCGGTCGCCTCGACCATGTCCCACAAGCCACCGGCGGCGAGAGCGGCGAAGCGGGCCGGGTCGCGGTCGGCGATCCCGTACCGGATCGCGCCGGGCAGGATCCGCTCGCGGGCGGCGGCGACGTCGAGCTTGGCCTTGACGATGGCGAGCACGCCGGGGTCGTCGAGGTCCAGCGGCTCAACGGGCGCGGGCTGCGCCGGCTCAGGCGCGGCCGGCTCGGGCTGAGCCGGGGTGGGCTCAGTGCCGAGCAGGGCTCGCCACGCGGCGCGGATCCGGCCGCCCGGCGCAGCGGCGCGGCGCGCGTCCCGCTGCGCGTGGTAGCCGGCCCACGCGGCCTTCGGGTCCAGCTCGTTGTGCTCGATGGACCAGCGCGCCGCCCGCCAGGTGCGGATCGGGAACGCGCGCCGCCGGCGCCGGTCGAAGGTCGCGCCCGTCTCGTCGACTAGGTCCCGGCGCAGCAGCTGGAGGTGCTGCTGCCGGCGGGTGTGCAGGCCCCACAGCCACGGGGACAGCAGCGACGCCATGCCGGTGCCGACCGCGAACGGCGTCGGCGTCCAGCCCTCGCCGTCGAAGTGGCTGTAGTTCATCGCGCCGACGATGGCGGCGATCAGGTAGGCACGGCGGCGCATCTCGGCGGCCGTGCCGGTCGCGCCCTGCATGAGCGCGTCGTGGGAGTGCCAGTTGACGTAGAGGCTGATCGACTCGACGGTGGCGGCGTAGACCAGGGCGACGGCGACCCGGGCCAGCGTCGGCCAGGACTCGGGGGTGCGGCTGAACGCGTACCCGGTCTGCGCGCCGACGGCGGCCGTGTTGACCAGCAGCAGCGGGGCGACGTACCGGGCGGTCTCGGCGTACCGGCGCAGCGTGGCGACGCGGCGGGCCCGGGCCTTGGCGGCGGCCTTGCGGCGCTTCCGCTCGACGCGGGCGGCTTCGCGGTCGGCCTGCCGGCGGGCGGCCCGGTCGGCGGCGTCCTGCTCGGCGTGGAGCTGGGCGGCCTGGCGGGCGTGCTCGATCTGGGTGGTCAGCTCGATGCGGCGCAGCTCGGCGAGGTCGGCGGGGGTGAGCTTCGGGGAGCGGGTCAGCAGCTTCACCGCGCACCGCCGAGCGCCTCGGAGCGGCAGGGCCCGCAGTTGTGAGCGGGGGAGCCCTGGTGCTTCGGGCACCACCGCACGGTGCCCTGCGGCGGCGGCGAGGGGACACCGCGCCGCTCGGGGTCGGCGGCCGCCTTGCTCTTCGGGATGAAGCGACGCCAGTTCCGCGCGGCAGCGCGGCCCTTCAACTTCTGAGGATCTTCAACTTCGGGTGACGCTCCAGGGGTGTCACCCCCGGCGGCCGGTTCCGTCACCCCGGCGCGCTGAGGTGTCACCCCCCGGGCCGCAGACGTCACCCTCTCCACGGCGGCGGCGACCGTCTCGGAGAGGATCCGGTAGACGCGGGTGGCGATGCCGGCGACCTGGCGGACGGCGAGCCGGCCGGCCTGGACGAGGCGGGCCAGGGCGCGCTGGACGGTGCGCTCGGAGACGCCGACGTACTCGGCGATGGTGCCGACGGCCGGCCAGGCGTCGCCGGCGGAGTTGGTGTGGGCCGCGATGGCCAGGACGACCAGGCGGTCGGTGCCGCGCAGGTCGCGGGTGTCACGCATCGCGGCCTTGACGACGAGGCTCATCGCGCACCGCCGGCGGCGGGGCGGACCAGGGCGGCGCCGCTCAGCAGGGCGGCACGCAGGCCGGAGATGGGCCCGCCGTACGCGGCGATCAGCCGGCGGCGGGGCGGGGCGGTGTGCGCGCACGGGCGCGCGTCAGCCAGAATGGCCATGGGTCGACTCCTCGCAGTCGATCAAGGGCCCGGAGCACAGGTGTTGGTAGCACCTGCCGGGCCCGCTTTAGTTGTAGAGCGCTGGTCAGGCGGTCTGTCGTCGTCGACGCCCGGGGCGTCCGGGCTTGCCGACTCGGCGGTTGTGGGCGGTGATCCGGCGGCCCACCTCGGCGGGACTCCGGCCGATCGCCTCGGCGGTCTCCAGGCGGCCGATGTCGGCGGCGGCGGCGGCGACTGCCTCGTTGATCGTGGCGGTCAGCGCGTCCGCGAGTTCGCTCTGGAGTTCGAGCAGGACTCGGGCCCGGCTGGCCGGGTCGGTGCCGGTCTGGTTCGCTGCCTCGGTCAGGCGGGCGGCCAGGGCCGTGAGGATCACGGCTTGGGGTGGTGCTCGGGGGTGGTCATCGCGGGTTCCTCCCGGTTCCTGCCGACAACCGAAACGCTACACGACCGAGCTATTAGATTCAACATGGGGCATAGCAAAGCCGCGCGACCGGAGCCGAGCTGGCCAGCTATCCCGAGATCATGAATCCAGCGGCCTCTTACCCTCCACAACGTGTCCACCATCCTGCTCGCACACGACCGGGCCGTCCTCCATGGCGGTGACGCCCTGGTCGTCCTTCCGACCCTTCCGACCGGAAGCGTCGACTTGGTCCTCACCGACCCGCCGTACAACTCCGGTGGCCGCACCCAGTCCGACCGGACGAAGGTCTCTGCCCGAGACAAGTACGTGTCCGGCGACGCCGCCCACACTCTCGCCACCTTCGACGGCGACAACCGCGACCAGCGGTCCTACACGGCGTGGCTCGCCCTAGTCCTGGCGCACTGCCTCCGTACATCCCGGCCGGGAGCGAGCCTGCTGGTGTTCACCGACTGGCGGCAGCTCCCTGCCACCTCGGATGCGCTCCAGGCCGGTGGCTGGCTCTGGCGGGGCATCGTCCCCTGGCACAAGCCGATCAGCCGGCCCCGGGCCGGTGGCTTCAAAGCAGAATGCGAGTACCTGCTCTGGGGCAGCAACGGGCCGATCGACGCGACTCGGAACCCGGTGTACCTGCCCGGCCTGTACTCGGCGAGCCAGCCCCGCGGCCGCAACCGACAGCACATCACCGAGAAGCCGGTTGCCCTCCTGGCCGAGCTGGCCCAGGTGTGCGTGCCTGGCGGCACCGTGCTGGACCCGTTCGCCGGCTCCGGGTCGACCGGGGCGGCAGCACTGAGTACCGGCCGCCGGTTCGTGGGCGTCGAGCTGTCCGAGCACTACCAGCAGGTCGCCGCCCAGCGGCTGCGAGACGCGGCTGGTAGGACGTTGGTGGGGTCCGGGCCCGGACCGTCGGTGGTCTGCTGACCGGTGCCGCCCCGCCACCACCCGGGCGCGGCCGGCGGCTCGGAGAGTGACCGCGCTGGCCCGCCCACCCTGCACGCCACAGGCCAGGCCCGGCAACCCGCCCGAGCCTGGCCTGTGGACAACCCCCCGCCTGTGGACAACGACCCGATCACGCCCTCGGCGTGCTACCGGCGACCGCGTCGTAGAGCACGTCCAGGCGCACCGCGACCCGCACACACCACGACCGAGCGCACCCCGACCGCTCGCACTCCGGCAGGTGCCCCCGCACCCACACCATCCCGGCCGGCGCGGTCAGACCGGTCAGCCGGCGCCCGGCGACGGTCCGCACCTCCAGCGGCACCGCGCCCGGCACGCCCAGGTGCGACGCCCACTCGCCGGCCGCGAGGGACAGGCGGGTGTCGGCCGGCACGGCCAGCGCGGTCACCGGCCTCCACCCACGCGCGCTGCCTGCGCCAGCGCGAGCAGGTGCCGGTCCGGCCGGTGTATCCCGGCCAGCGCGAGGCCCAGCGCGGTCCGTCCCGCCGGCCGCATCCGTACCTCGGCCGGCGCGAGCCGGTCCGCCTGGAGCAGCAGCCCGCCCGCCCCGGCCGGGTCGCCCGCCTGCACGTACGCGCCGGCCACGTCGACCAGGTGCGCGGCCCGGTGCTCCAGCGAGAGCAGCCGCCAGGTCAGCCCGCCCACGATCGCCTCGTGCAGGTCGACCGCGCGCCGCCCGTCCCCGAGCGCCACCGCGGCGGCGACCCGGGCCGCATCGACCGCCGCGCGCTCCGGCCCACCCGGCGCGGTCACCTCGGCCGCGTCGCCGAGCATCTCGTCCACCGTCCGCCGGTCACCTGCCCCGGCGGCGGCCAGCGCCGCCTGGACCAGCGCCCCGGCGCACGCGGCCCGCTCGGCGGCCGTGCCGGCGTCCGGCTCCAGCGGGGCGACCTGGTGCGCGGCGACGACGGCCAGCTCGAACGCGTGCTGCGGCCGGCCGGCGGCGCGCAGGGCCTGGCCGAGCGGAACCACGGCGACCGCTGCCAGCACCGGATCGTCGCCGGCAGCGGCCAGGCACCGGTCCGCCGCCAGCCACGCCAGGTCGGCCGCGCCGAGCTTCACCAGGACCTGCGCGGTGAGTCGGTAGACACGGACGAGCTGCTCGGCGGCACCGCCGCCGCCGGCGAGGCGGTGGCCGTCAACGAGCAGGGTGGGGATTCGGCGTAGCAGCTCGGGGTACCCGGCGTAGGCGTAGACGCTGACGGCATGGTCGACGCGGGCCGCGTAGCCTGCCAGGTCCGTCGGCTCGGCAGAGGCGCGCAGCAGCCCGGGGTGCCGGGTGAGCGCGCCCCGGACCGCGTCAACGCCGTCGGCGGCCGGCTGCGCCTCGGCCGCATCGTCGCGCGGGATCAGCACCTCCGGGTCGATGCGCAGCACGTCGGCGATCTCCCTGATCGTCGACACCTTGTCGAGGGTACGGACGCCCCGCTCGACCTTGTCCACCCACGACTTCGACCTGCCGAGCCGGTCCGCGAAGACCTGCTGCGACAGTTTCCGCTGGCTGCGCCAGTACGCGACCCGGCGGCCAATCGGCAGGCCGTTCACCAGGACGCCACCAGCCGTTCGAGGGCGGCCCGGTCGGTGTCGGCCAAGTCGAGGATCTCCCGCGCCCAGGGGACCGCCTCACAGCCCTGGGGCGTGCACCGCCAGCAGCTGCGGCCGGCGGCGTGGTTGGTGGCGACGATGTGCGCGACCGCTGCGACGCTCGCGCCGTCGAGGTCGTCGACCATGCGGGTCATCCGTGTGTCCTCGTGCCGTAGCCGGTCTCGTGTCCGAGGGTCATCGGCACGGTCGGGATGATCTGGGTCGGCTGGCAGTGCAGCGGGGCGGTCTCGGCCTGGGCGTCGGCGAGGATCTGCCGGCGCGCGGCGGCCTGTTCGGCCGCTTGGATGCGCTGCCCGGTGCCGGCCGGCGGGGGCGGCTCGGGGGGCCGCCGGAGCGCCCAGCGCACCATGGCGCGCACCTCGGCGTACAGCTCGGACAAGATCGCCACCGGCTCGCCCCTCTCGCTCGCGGGGTGGGCGGATGGCGACGGCAGCTCGCACAAATCGCATGGGATACGGATTGACCACCGCCACCACCCGTGACCGAACGTTACGACTGGTCACGGGTGGTGACAGGGACAGTGTGTACCCCAGGGACGGCTACCCGGTGACGCCGATCGCCAGGGCCAGCTCTCGCGCGTCTTCGCCCACCGTCCCCGGCCGCGTCGACAGCTCCACTGCGGCGGTGCGGGCGAACGGGTGGTGCCTCACCGTGTCGACGCTCTCCCGCAGCGCCCGACCCAGCAGGTGCACCCCGGCGACCTCGCCCCGGGCCAGCAGGTGCGCCCGGGCAGCCTCGATCAGGTGCCCGGCCCGCCGGGTCCGCGACGGCAGCGCCGAGTAGTCCGTGCTGTCGGCACGCCGCACCGCCTCGCCCGGACGGCACAGGTCCGTCTCCATCGTGACCGCGTACGCCGCGCACGCCGCCGCGCCGAACATCAGCCACGGATGGGTGCCCCCGAGCGTGGACGCAGCGCGGTCGGCCTGGTCCCACGCCCGCCACGCCTGGCCAGCCCGACCCCGCTTGCTGTGCCCCAGCGCAAGGCCGAGCTGCACCTGACCCCACCGGGCCAGCTGCTCCCCGCCGGCGGCCGGGTCGACCAGGTCGACGGCGTCGACCAGCACCTGCTCGCCGGCGTCGACCTGGTTCGCGCCCCGGTAGACGTGCGCGTAATACCAGGCTGCGGCGGCGATCGCGGCCGGGTCGTCGGCGTCCTGCGCGGCGCCCATGGCCCGGTCGGCGGCGAGCCACACCAGCTCGGGATACGGCTGGTGGGCGACGTACAGCTGCGCCAGGTGGTAGGCGCGGGCCATCTCGACGAGCGCCCGCCGCCGGTCCAGGCCGTCGAGGCGGCGGGCCGAGCGGCGCGTCTCGGCGAGCAGCCCGGGCAGCACGGCGGCGACGGCGGTCCGCTCGGCACTGGAGCGGTGCCACACCGACCACGCCTGGTCGACGAGGCCGCGTAGTGCGTCGACGTCCGTCGGGTCGCCGGCCGGTACGGTGGTGCGCTGCATGGCCGCGGCGACCCGGTCGACGTCGGGGTGCCCGGCCCGTGTCACCGAGGCGACGGGTAGGGACTGCTCGCCGGTTAGGTCGGCCAAGTCGCTGATGTCGAGGGCCTCGGCGAGGCTCAGCATCATCGGCAGGCGGGGCGGGAGTAGCCGGCCGGTCTCGACGGCCTTGACCCATTCGGCGCTGCGTCCGACGAGGCCACCGAGGACGGGGCGGGTGAGGCCGGCACGCTCGCGGTGAGCGCGGAGGCGGCGGCCGAAGGTGCTGGTTGGTTCGGTCATTGTCGGCTCCCAGGTAGAGGACTGGGCGGCGTCCCGCCGGCCTCTACCCCGGCGGGCCGCCAGGATCGACGGTACTCGGGACCGGGCCCGTCCACTACGCTGCGCGCACGCAAGTTGACTATGGACCGGGGGGGGGGGGCCTCGATGAGGGTTTTTCAGGCCTTACCCCTCCCCCACCCTCCACGGTGGGACTACCCGGCGTCGACCTCGGCCTCCGCCGGCGGGCGGCGCTCGATACCGTCCACGTAGCCCCGGATGTACTCGTATCCGCGGGCCTGGCTCCGCATTGCCTCCATGACTTCCTGATGGCGGCGCTCGGCCTGGATCTCGCGCCGACGGTCCAGCGTGATGACCAGGGTGATGATGACGGCCGCGAGCAGGGCCGCCCGGATCTGCTCGGGTACGAACGGTGCGGGCGCCGCCAGGTCGGCGACCATCAGGGCCGCGACGCCGGCGGCGATCACGGCGGCGCCGGCGTACTGGGGCGCGATGGCGTGCCCCAGGGCCGGCTCGGCTGTGCTGATCTGACCATCGTCGGTGATGAGTCGGTTCAC